ACATCACGTTTGATGGCATATTCAACAATGTCTTTAAATTGGGGATGATGATTTGGATCTCCTCTACCACCCAGTGCAGCTTCATTAACTCGATACTTTGTTTGATCCATTATCAATTTAAAATTTTTAAGAGACATGTGTTTTTCTATTTCATTACTTTGATAGCAAATAGCACATTTATTTTTACAGTGACCCATAATTCCAATGTCTAATAGTATGGGATAATCTAAAACAATAGGATCTTCCAGACCGTTTATTCCTCTTAATATTTGAAGTCCAATTTCAGAATTATAAAATACTTCATATCGATCTGTCTTAAAATGTTTATTATAATAGTATGTAATATTTGAGTAATCATTAATTTTATGTGTTATTTGTTTCATCGACTTCATCATAAGATTCCTTCTTCTTTAATTCCATCATATGATAAAGAACTCTTTGCCCTCCAAATAATAAAATTATAATCAACGAAAATAAAATAGGTATAAATAATAGTGTTATAACGCCAATTATTGTTGCAACAGTTCTAATAAGTGGATCATTTTTATCCCACTGTTCATTTAATGTTTTAATTACATACTTGATTTTTTCTTCTGAAATTTTAATATCATCCATCGTTTGTACTCCTCCCTGAAATGGTTGGTTAAAAAAAGATAAAAATATTTTCCTATTCAATTATTAATATATATAGATCTATTTTTTAAACGAGATGTGGATATTTTCTTAGAACAAAATGTAAACTTGATGTTTACTTAACGGAGCATTTGAATATATGAAAATTAGAGATTATCTGAAAAAAATACAAAATAGTGAGTCCGTTTTTCCTATGGGATTCGCTACTAAAAAAAAGAAAGTTATTAAATACTATGAAGAAAAGGTAATAAATTCTAATGCCAGTCAAAGAGTAATGATAGACTTTGATAATACAATATTTAAATATTCAAAGGGTTATCAAGATGGATCACTTTATGAGGAACCATTTGATGGAGCTAAAGAAGCAATAGACTGGTTAAAAGGAATGGGTTTTGAAATTGTTATATTCACAACTCGTGCTTCAAAAGAAAATGCGGAAGAAATAGGTGGAGATCATTTAAAAGAGATAAAAAATATTGAAAATTATTTAACTGATCACGAAATTTATTTTAATAGAATTACTTCAGAAAAATTAGGAGCTAAATTTTATATTGACGATAAAGCAATTACAATAACGAATGGAGATTGGGATTCTGTTAAGAAAATTATTAGATCGAGAATGAAAGTTTAATTTGGAGGTATTATAAGATGGGCATTAAAAATTCTTTTGCTAAAGTGCCAAATAATAGATTGACTAGAAATTTTGGCGGAACAGTTGCTGGTGTAGCTGATCCATATCTAAGCGGTTATCACTTTGTATATTTTGCTAGTATTCCAAATGGTCTTCCGAAATATGCTGATGATATGACTACAAAACAAATTGGAAATATTTTAGCAGCTTCATGTTTATCCGTTACCCCTCCTGGAGGAACTCTAAATAAGGTTGAGTTCACAGGATTGGGTGGAGTAAAGTGGGCAGTTCCAGGAAACATTGATTATGGAAATTCTGTTTCTGTAAAGTTTTTAGAATTCAATGGAATACCACTTTTAAATATTTTTCATGGTTGGATCAAGATGATAAGAGATTATCGTACTGGAACAGCTAATCTAATTGATGGCGACAACCTTAGTGGTTACACTAAATCAACTTATGCGTGTGTAATGTATTACTGGACAACAGCACCTGATGCAAAAACAGTTGAATATTATGCAGCATATGACGGTGTTTTTCCAACAAAAGATCCACAAGATCTTTTTACAAGTGATGTAGAAACAGTAGGTAGACTGGATGTAGAAATTGAGTTTAACTGTGACTATGTATGGCATGAACAATGGGTTAAAGAAAAATGTCAAATGTTAGCAGATGATGTATATGCAATTAAAGCAGACGTTATTGAAGATTACGGAAATATTATGAACTCAGCTACATAATAAGGTTATGAAAATACTACTTCCTGTTATAGAGATATTTTCAGGAAGTAGTAAAAATTTTAATAAATGAGAATTGAAAGGAGATAGAGTTATGTTTAAAGGATTTGATATTAAGTATCCAGAATATGAAGTAATAACCCCACAAACAAATTTATCGTATCACGTTAGATCATTAAATGTTCAAGAAGAAGAACGTCTCAAAGCTAGTTTCTTAACTCCAACTAAAGCAAATGATCATTTGAATAAGTGTATTTATGATGCGTTTGTCAAAAAACCAGATGCTATTAAAAGTTATGATACCTGGTTGAAACAGACTACTTTAAAAGATAGAGATGCTTTACTATATGGTTTATATCATATTACTTATGAGGATATTAGAAACTATGATGTTACATGCAGTTCTTGTGATAAAGGATATCCTGTAACAGTTAAAGCTTCAGAAACATTCAGCATGGAATCTTATCCAAATGGAGATATTATTAGTAAGGAATTTGATATTGAATTACCTGTTTCTAAAACTGTATTTGTTACGTTGAAACAACCTACTCTATGGGATGAGGTTATTTCTTTAAAAAGTCAAAGAGGAAGTGCTAATTTAGATATATTTACAGAGACTTTAATCATTCAAAAGTTTTATCAAAATCCAGAAAAGGGTGGGGATAGTATTGTCTATTCTGAAAGAGAAGATATAATTGATGCTTATAGAAGTCTTCCTTCTAAAGATAAAAGATTTCTCTATGGAAAATATAAAGACACTTTTGGAAAGTATGGTATTGAATTAAAGATGTTGAGTACCTGTCAACACTGTGGTTTTGAGGAAGTAATAGATATTGATTTAGTGGGCAATTTTTTTCGTATGGTGTACTCGTTCTGAAGAAATTAACGAGTACAGATCCCAACTTGAAAAAAATATTTTCTCATGTATGGAAATGAGCAAGCAATCATACAATGACATCATTAGAATGCCTATTCAGAGATTTTACGCTTATTTAAAATGGAAAAGTGATTTAGAAGATGAGAAGAAAAAAATGGTTGCAGAAGAAATCATTAGCGGACTCAAAGGCGGTTAAATGTCAAATTTATTAGATAGATTTAAACAGGAAGTTACTGGTTCCGAAGGTAAACTACATGACTTTCTCCCTAAGATAACATCAGCAGGAGATTTTCAAAAAATAAGTAATTTAGATGTGATTATTTCGTCGTGGAATAATATTTTAATTACTCCTAGAAGAACTCATATGCATGATCCTGAATATGGAAGCGATTTACATTTAATGATATTTCAACCTGTTAATGATCAAACTATAGAAGAAATAAAAACTGAAATTGAATATAGAATACAAAAATATGACAATAGAGCAAGTATTGAAGATGTAGAAGTTCGATTAATCTCTAACAAAAAAGGTTTTGAAATTGATATTATTATTGACTATGATGGAGATCGGGGAACTTTATCTGTACGATTTGATGGTTCTACATTAGCTGGTTCAGCAGCACAGGGACAAACATAATGCAAAAATATGAAAGAATATATGACTACATTCATGAGTATCAAAATTTAATATATGATTATTATAGTAAGCATGTTGTTGCGTTTTTAACTACATATTATCATATTGATACAAATGAAACTATTTGGGAAGATGAAAATGTTTTTGCTGGTTCTTATGATAGAGTTGGTGAATACTCTGGAGTAAGATGGAATAAAGTTTTACTACTTCCAGTCTATTATATTGATGAGATCAACACACCTCTAGATGGTCAAGATATTGGTTATATTAAAGAGAATAATAGTACATTTGTTATTCCCAGTACATATGGAATAACTCCTTTACCCAATGATAAACTTAAATTAGAGCAGGATTATTTAAGACCTACCAATAATGTATATCCTTTATTCAATATTGGTGGAGTAGAAAAATCTGTAAATGCTGATAGAGTATTTTGGAAAATTATTGTAAGTTTGGAACAAAGCGTAACAGAAACTCAACTAAATCAACAGGTACAAGAAACATACACATTTTATGATTATGATAAAAAAATTCATACTGTTGATGACGCTTCTTTTATGACAAGACTTTTATCAAAAAATGAAAGTTTAAGAGAAACTACAAAAACATTATTTGATAATAATAGTGGTTTTTATTTTATATAAGGAAATGACTTATGGTAGATAATACAACATCGTATCAAGTTTATAAATCTAAAGATCAAACAACTCTTAAAATCATAGAGCTTTTGGCACAATATCTCGAACTAAATGAGGTTGATTTGACTAAGTCTTCATTTCTTGCTTTCGTTGTTGAAGCGTTATCTATGCTGACAACCAATACCTTATTTTATCAAATATCTTCTTATAGAGAATTCTTTTTAACCAAAGCTCAATTATCATCATCAATTTATAATTTAGCATCATTTTTAGGGTATACTCCTTCTGAAGCATCAACTGCATATGTAAATGTTTTATTTTCGTTTGAATTAGAGTTTGAAGATAATGATGTAACATTTGAGATAGAGGAGGGATTTGAACTATCAGCTGGTGCAATAGCATTTAATACTTATTATTCAACTACAGTTAATGTTGTAGATAATTCAAATGTAACAATAACTATTAGAGAAGATAATAAAGTTTATAATATGCCCTATACTGTATCAACTACAGATGATGGAAAGAGATATTTTTCTGTAGTTTTACCTTTCAAACAATTTGAAACTGATATTCAAGAATTTCAAGTTCCTGGAGATTTACAAACATATCAATTTTTTGATTTCGATGTAACTTTTACTGATATAACTAAAAAAATATCTGATGTAATAGTTGAGGTTCGTCCTCCTGGTTCTTCTGGATATGAAACATATACAGAGTATAGTAGTTTATTTTTAATGGATAAGAATACAAAGGGATATGTTAAGAAGAGAAATGATACAGGATTCAGTCTTCAATTTGGTAATGGACTAATTGGTTATCAACCTGAACCTGGAGCAACAGTACAAGTTACAACAGAATTAACAAAGGGTGCAGATGGAAATATTATTGCTGGATCTATAACAGGAAAAACAACTGATATTAAAACTAGAATTAGCGATGATGAAGGTAAAGCTGTTAATTATACAGTTACTAATCCAGCTCCTGGAACAGGCGGTGTGGATGAAGAATCAATTGAAGAAGTTCGAAGAAATGCTATTACAAATATAACAGCTTTAGAAAGACTTGTTACTGAAAATGATTATGTCAATTCAAATGTTATTATTGATGATTCTCCCATTTCACAAAACTCATTACCTGTTTTAAAACGATCTGATATTAAAGTTAATGAAATAAGTTTATTTTCTACTCTGTTATATTCAACTGTAATTGTTCCAGCAAGAAATATTAAATATGTTTTTGCATATACAACCATTCCAAGAGGTACAACTTTAACATATGAAGGAACAGATTACTATACAATATTTGATATGGAAATTGAACTGTTAAATTCTGTAGCTACTTATACATATGTGATGTATGAAATAAAACAAGTACCAACTTTAGTTACAAGTTATGATTCTGAATATGATCTATATTGTGATTTATTAACTGTTTCTAAAAATGGAGTTGGAGCAGATTTTCAATTAGATTATAAAACAACAGAAACTGATGCAGATACTGTTACTTGTGAAGTTGAGGTATTAGAAACTGGTTCAACTTATACTATGACCAATGATTCAACTTCTGCTTTTTTATTAACACTTGCAGATTATACTGTTTTACCAACTGGAGAAGCAACTTATTATTTTACTCTAAAACACGGTGTTGATTTAATTGCTCAATATACTGCATTATTTACATTTAGAAAATCTCTTGATGATTTTGAGTTATCAAATGTAATTGTTGATGGGGCATCAAATACTGTTTATGATATTCCTGCGATTAAAGCAAGTTATTATGATGGAATAGATCAAGCAGATTTTGAATCTAATGTAATGCAAAAATTAGTAACCACATTAGATTTTAAAGATTATAAAATGACAACTGATTTTGTTAATTTCAAACTTGCAAATACTTATGGTTTAATGCAGAACATGCAATTGAATAAAGTTGATCTACCTGCAGTTAATGATATTTTATCTATTCCTCCAGTATCCGGAATTGAAGGAGATAGATATATTATTTTAAATGGTACAGGAGAATGGATAGGAAAAGATGATCAAATTGCACAACTTAGTGATTCAACATCAATGGTTTGGGCGTATTATATACCAAAAACAGAACAGATTGTTTATGTAACTGATGAAGCAAAGAAATATATTTACTGTCAAGCTGGATGGGTAATACCGCAATATGAAATTCCATTACAACTTGAATTAGATGTTTTCAAAACTTCAACTTATACGGGATCAAATTCTAATTTAATAAGTGAAGTTAGAACAGCAGTTGTTGCAGCATTTACGAACAGATTTGGTATTAACTCATACTTATATAGATCCGAAATTATTGATGTAGTTCAAGGAGTAGAAGGTGTTGAACATTGTCGATTAATTAAACCTGAATCTAGTATCTTTTTTAATTTTGATTTAGATGCATTGACTCAGGAAGAATTATTATCATATGGTCCAGAATATATCTTCTTTGAAGAAGATGACATAGCAATTAGGATATTCTCATAATGAAAGAATTAATAGAAAAATCTCAATATGATATTAGACTTCTCAAAAAAACAATTACCAGATTTGCAGCAAGAGAGTTCGATGCTTTATCTGAACCATGTTATTATCCAAAAACAAAGTTAGCGTATCATGAAATATTAAGAGCAATGAAACTTACGGATAAAGAAGTTAAAGCATTTGTCAAGAGACAATATAAAGGAACTAAAGCTGAAACCTGGTTATTATGGAAGGATCCTGCAACGAATCTTTTAGTTGTTGTTATGCATTTATTTCTTTTACATAGAGATGTTGCTGCCTTCAAAACAACTCTTGCTTATTATATGTTTTTTCAATATGGTCGTTTAATGCATAAACAGTTAAGATACTGCAATGATGATATATTTAGATATACAATTGATATGTTAACTAAAACGCATCTTTTTGTTCGTGAAAAAACTATAGCAAATAGTTTATACTATCTATCAACTGAGTTAAAGAAAAAATATGAGAGATATATTAGGGATTGGGATTTAGATAGAATCATTGAATTTATTGGAGCATCAAGACATAGAATCTCACAGAGTGTGAAGAGTTTTGTTGAGAATTATTATAAAGCAAAAGAAAAGGGTGAAGCAATTAAAACACAGACTGATACACCCGATGATGAAGCTAATGCGTATCAATATAGAACTCTTGAAAGAGGAAAAGCGAAAGTTGATGAGACAATCAGAAAGTTAACTATATATAAAATAGTTGATAAGAAGGCATTGCTTGAAGCTAAAAAAATAAGTAAAGTAAAAGCTTCTATTGCTGAACTAATTGCTGCTGAAATGATACAAGTGGAGTATTCTGATAAGGTAAGAATGATTTTAGGTTTATACATGAAGGAATTAAGAAGCACAAATCAAATATGTGGAAGTGGATATGAAAAATATTTGAGAAGTTTAATGGCAGTTAAAAGAAGTAATGCTCCGGTCTATTTCAAACAGCAAGTTAATGTTTTATTACTTGTTGTTTTAGATAATTTAAAAATAACAGATCAGTATAATAAGTATACCTCGCAAACTCAATTCATTGTTAATTTATTTCTTGCCTCATATTTAACGTTATTATTTAGAAGTACTATGTGTTAAGAGGTACTGATTTTAATTCCTTTCGGAATTTGATCTATAATTGCGTTTCCAATATCCTTGACTGCCTGAGTAACTCTATCAGGTGGTTCCTCTGGTGATGCAGCATCAAGTATAGAAACTGATTGAGTAAATGCTGCTTGATTTCTTCCAGGTCCTTTAATCACTGGTTCTACTGGTTTTTGTTGTGATACAGCTGCTTTATTTTTAAGACTTCCACCTGTAGTAGTCCATGCATTTGTATGATTTTCCATGGATCTTAAATATTTTCTTAAAGTTGGTCTTGTTTTTGTTGTCCTTTTATTAGATGCGAGCATACTACTAAATAAACTTCCAAAATCAATTCTAACATCAACTATTCCCAATCTTTGATTATAAGCAATCTGTTGTTGATCCCCACCTTTTATAATTGTGATATTTTGAATATAAGCAGGATCTAATTCATATATACCAGGAGAATCAACTCTATGAAGATATGGCCAACTGTATGTACTTCCATCTTCTGATATTGGAATTCCCAATAACATTATTGCTGCAATAGGTCCTATAATATATTTCTTTGTCATTGATTTGCTGGTAGGATCTGGATTATATAATCTAACTGTCATTGTATATGATGGTTGAAATGAGCTTGATTTCCAAACCATTGGGAAATCAATTCTTGAACCAGCAGCAAGTGAACCAATCATTTTTCCCATTCTAGCTCCTGCTGAACTATATTCAGAAAACATTCCACCAAGTTTATTAATATAATCTCCTGCTCTACGTGCCATATCTCCAACTGTACCAATGGCACCCCCTTGCTTTTGTGCAACTGTTGTCGCTCTAGAAGCTAAATCTGTTACATTTCTAGCTCCAAACATTTGTGCTAATGATGCTGCACCTTCTGAAGCTACATCTGTAAATTTTTGTAAGAAATTTTCTCCATATTCATTAGTAAATGTATCTGTTGGAAAGTTATCTGCTAAGTATGCAAGTTTAACTCCATTATTATGTATTTCAGTATCTAATGTATAACCATGTTCTTGTAACAGTGGTAGATAATAGGTAGTATTAACTTTTTTAGCATCAGGATGAAAACCTTTAGTATCAAAAACAGGTATTCTTGTAAATAGATCTATACCAGATTCAAACGATGGAATACCTGGATAAATAGTTGCTGTGGGCATTGCATTTCTTAATAATTCAGCAGATCTTTGAGTGTGTATTGGATCCCCCGTGGATGTTGTAATTGGGGGCATACCAATAATAAAATCTATTTTCGTCAAATCACCATAGTGCGCCATCTATTTCTCCTCCTTAATGAAAATTACCTGTAGCAACTCTTTGGGCCATTTCATCCATCATAGATCCTTGATTGCCTGAATTAAAGATTCTTGTTACATTACTTACTTGTTGGTTAATGTCATTTCTTACTTGATTTATATTTTGTTGAAGTTGATCTCCAAGACCTTTCAATCCTTCTACTTGTTCTAATCCTCTTTTCTTTATTTCTTGACCTACTAATTTTCCAGATGTTAATAATTCTTGTGCTTGCATCTCTGCTAATTCTTTTCCTTGAATAACTCTACCAGTTACTTTTTCTATCAATTGACCTGCTTTATCTATTGCATATTTTCCTTTATCAATAATCCAGCTTGTAGCTTTAGGTGCATGTTTTCTTCCAAAATATTCAGCTTTACCACCAATAGATCTCGATTGCATTATTTGTTTTTCATGTGCTTTTATTGATCCTGCCAAATCTTTATTTTTAGTTCCCACATTTTGTAAATATTTTAAAAACGCTGCTTCTTTTTCTTCTCCAAATTGAGATGCATTTGCTCCACTTGCTGTTGTCCATTTCCATTCTAACCAATATTTTCCTGAACGTCTCCATCTATTTCTTGCCTTTATAATTTCTTCTTCATCATATTCACTATACTTTGCACGATTTTCTACAATGAATTTATTTTGCGCTGCACGTATTGCTCCGTGTGATAAAGATGTGCCAAACCAAGTTCCTTGTCCCTTTACAGTTGCTGATGCAGCAGTCGATATTTTTGCATCGTAAGTATCCTTTCCTGTTGCAGTTGTTCCTCTTGCATCAGACATCTGTTTTTTCATAATAGCAGCATTATCTTTCATTCCTTTCTTATTTACTTCATCTTGTTTTTTAAAGTTAGCATCCACAAGAGGTTTGACAAGATATTTGTTAATTAACGATCCAACTCCAACAGCAGTTAATGCAGTAGTAATAAGAGCTAGTATTGGACCTAAAAATGCAGTAGTAGCAAGATAAGCTCCAATAACTTTAATGCCAGTCATCACCGGTCCTGCCATTAGTTTTGCAACTCCCATTCCTATTGGTCCAGTTTTTGAAAAAAGTGCAGACATGACTCCACCAGCTCCAAAACCAAAAAGACTTTTTATCAATCCTCCTCCCATCATTAACATTCTAAAAATCCAACTGAATACACTTTTGATACCGCCTTTAGCAGCTTGCATTTTTTCCCATAACCATTTTTTCTTTTGAACTTTAGCAATCTCCTCAATTCCTTCTCTTGTTTGCTCCACTTCTGCTGCTGCTTTTTCTTGAGCTTTTCCTGCGCTTATTGTTATCAAAGGAGGAAGTCTTTTCTTATGTTGTTCTTGAATTGTTTGAGCAAAATCTCCAGCTCCGCCCAATGCAAAATCTAATTTCTTTTGTCTCTTCGATTTTAATGCAAACTTAGCTTTCTCTCCCCATTCTACTGTCTGGGTTAAATAGTCTCCTATCTTTTTACCTCTTGCATACAATGCTCCTTTTCCTGTTCCTAATAGCATCTCTATACCAGCAGCAACAACACGAGGACCATATTTGATCAAATTTTGAAAACCAAATCTTGCCCAACCAAAAAGACTTCTAGTCCCTTCTGAAATAGCTTCTAAACTACCATATTTAAGTCTTCCTTGTGAAACCACACCAGCTATATCTCTTATCATTACAGCTGTTGCTTTAGTATAGAAAGAAATATTATCAAGACGATGCATTGTATTGACATATAATGATCCTAGATTTTCACCAATATTTTCAAATGGATTTTTCTTTTTTGATAATTGGGATAAATATCCCCCTCTTCTCTTGAATATTTTAGATATTAATTGAAATGGAGAACCTAATATGGCACTCACAGTTTTCATTCCAAATGCTAACTGTCTAAAAGTTGGATGCTCAATAAGCATTTTAGTCCATACTTGTTCCCAAGTTCCAATCGTTGCACCCAGTGTATCTTGAATTGACAGAACAGCTCTCAACATACGCATAGAAGCTGGTTCTTCATATTGAGTTTGAACTTCTCTCATAGCTCTCAAGAAACCTTTAACTAGACCAACAGGTTCTTTATCTCTTTCAGCTGAAACGAATGTTGACATTTTTGCTAATGAACGCATTTGGGTCTTTTGTGAAATTTCAGCTATTTCTCTTCCAACAGAAATTGAATCATCAATACGTGCAAGAATTTTTTCAATTGGCATAACAACTTCAGCAGGGTGAACTTCAATCATACCTCCTTTTTCAACATAACCACCCCTCTGCATTTTTGGAACTTTATCTTTAGCTGCTTCCTTGGCATTTTTTCCGCCCTTAAAGATATTTGCTATACCTGATCCAATACCTTTAAATACACCAGCAATGGATTCTTTCATTCTTTCTTTAGCTTTTTGAAAGACATCTGTCTCCATAAATTTAGCAGCAAAATAACCAAATAATGGAGTTGATCTTGCTAACGCCATAGCAACAATATTTTGTTTATTATAATTAAGATCCTGACTTATTGCTTTTCCATATTGACCAATCGCATCTTTTGTTGCTCTAGCTGTACTTATTGATATACTCTCTACACCTTTGGTGAATGCTGTTATTGTTTTTCCAAACCGAGAAAGAACACTATTCATTTGTTGTGATGTTGCTTCCTGGGATTCTCCATAGTTAATAGATTCTTGAGTTTCTTCAATTTTACGTTGAGTTGTTTTTTGCATTTGTGTAACTGTTCGAGAAACGTTACTTATTCCAGATATCCTTTCATTTTGAGCATCAGCAGTTTTAGTTATACTGCCTGGTTCTTGGCGATCATTTATTGCCATCTTTTAATCTCCTTATCTCAATATTTTCAATATTGAGTTTACTCTTGGATCTTTTGATCTCATTTCTGCCATTACACAAGCAACTTCTGAAACAGAAACTAATTCTTGAAATGGAGATGTATATATATTTCGTTTTCCAAATGTTTTTTCATAAGCATGATTTAATTCAATAAATATACTCTGCCATTTTCTATATGATCTTACAAATGTTGAAAAACTTACAAAGAATATTTTCATAGCTACAATATAATTTTGTAGTTTTAATCTAAAATCTTTTTCCTCTAATTTTGTTGAACTTTTAAAAGTATCATAGAGTAAATGATAATATTCAGATAGTTGTTTATTTACTGGTCTATTTTTTGAATCTTCATATGATGCTAAATGATATATCACTTTATCAATATTAGGAATAGATTTTAAAGAAAAAATTAAAGTAAAAGCTTCTCCATAGTATTTTCTTAATGTTGGCATCATAACTTTTAAGAAACCTTTCATATTTTTACCTGCTGCTAAATGCATTGTTTCATGCAAGGTAGTTGATACCATTTCATCATTAGATGAAGTTCCAAAAATAGTAGAATTATTATCAATTAAAATATAAACTCTTTTATTCTCAATATGATACATTCCTAAAATTGATTTTGATTCGTTATCTCCAAACATCTTATATTTTAGAAAATTAAAAACACCTTTAGATCTAAAACAAGGAACTATGAATCCTTTCTTCATTAATTTTTCAATTATTTTAACTTTATCACTTCCTCTACTAGACTTTTTAAATGCTAATAAAAAATTCTTCATTAATTTTGATGAAGAATATAATTTCATTCCATCAACAGTGTCAACTAATTTGAGTCCAACAGGAGGTGCAAAAAATTCTTGTATTTTTTGAGACATTGTTTACCCCTTGAAGAAACTTATTGTATCTATATATCCTACATTTTCTTCTGGTTTATTTTTAATATATTTCATAATACTTTGATCAGTAAATTCAACATCAGAGTGACCAATATTATAATTAAGAATATCTTTTAGATCATTTGTTATCATTGAACCATCTATCATGTTCATCTGCAATGCTAGAGGTGGATCGTATTTTCTAACATAAAAACATAGAGCTGAAGATAATGCTATATCGTCAGTACATCCAGTATCAGCTTCAACCTTTCCACTAGCTTTAGATACAAGTCCTGTTAGTTCTAATGCTAATCTTTCTGATTTTACAGATTCAGGATATTCAGTCATATATGAATATAAAGCATCAATCATTAAAGGTCTAGTTTTAGAGTTAGTGGATAGACCTGGAACTAATGTATCTTTTCCACGTCTTTCTTTATATAATTGTGGTGAATACTCACTTGCATTTAAGTGTTCTACAACCTGATTTCCATATGAGTTTGATTCTACAACTATAACAGAATTCTTATATGTTGTAGCTGCAACTTTAACAACATTTACAAAATCAAGAACTTTACATTTACCTTGATATTCCCATACCTGTTCTAAAGTTGTATAATCCCAAACTGTTATAGCTGATTTATCTGTTCCATGTTCTGGTGCTGTATCAACTCCAATAATATAAGTTGTCCCTGCTATTGCTGGACTAAATGACCATATTTCTCCATTATATAATTTAATTTTCTCTAATGGTTTTATAGTATTCTCTTGCATTCTTTCAACTGTATCAGCTTCAAAGAATGATCCTTCTGCTGGTAGAAATTTTAGTTCTAACTCTTGGGCAATTTTCTTTTTATCATTGTCAAATAATCTACATTGGGTATCAAACCATAAAGGATCTTCAGCAAGTTCTGGAATCATTTTCCAGTGAATAACAAAAGGATTAAAAATATCATCACCAGATATTGCTTTTAAATATCTTTCAAAATACCATTGACCAACACCAATTGTTTTATTCGGAGTTGATAGAACGATTGTTCCAAATGGAATATTAGCTTTTCGAGCTTGCATTTGATTTGTTGAAAGTGCTGGAACCATAGATGTCCAAGCGGTATCAACATGGTGAACAAATGCAGCTTCATCAATAACTAGGAATGTAATTGCTTTACCTCGAAGAGTCTTTTCTGGAGCATTTGGATTTACTGGTGAAGCAAAAACTTTACTACCATTTGTTAGAATAAATGATTGTTCAGTTCTTTTTGCAAATCCTCTACCTAATATACCCTTTAATGGTTTCATCCAATCAGGAAGTTTCTCTATCATCCCTCTAATAGCTCTAGCAAAATCAGTTGCTTCTTTTCCATCTTTTGAAATAATACCTATTACAACGTTATCGAAAAATATAGTTAACCAGACAGAGTATGCTTGAATGACTGTTGAAATTCCAATCTGTCTACTTTTAAGAACAAGGACATAATGTCGACTTTCAATTAAATCAATTAGTTCAGTTTGTTTTTTATAAGGAATTAATTTTTCATCTCTTCCTGGTAGCTCAATTAAAATATAGTTTCTGCAGAAGTAATCAAATGATGCTTTACATTTAATGAATTCCTCTACATATTTTTGAGCTAATCTTTTTAACTTTGATGAATTACCCATAAAACTCCTTTTATATTTGTTCCAAATTTTAACTTTTAGATATAATTCTATTTGTTCTAATTAGTGTTATTTCTGCAGATGATTCCCAATCTTTTGCTTTGATAAAGTTCAATTCAGAGTTTCTAAGAATATATACTCCTGTTAAGTCTTTATAGTCATCAACTTTTGAAATGAACGTTACTGCTTCACCAACATTCATAAGATTTTTCATTTTTAAATAACGTTCCAATGAAACTTTAATTACTGATAAATCTCCAATTTCTTCTGCCATATTTGAATTAATAAATGATTCATTTGCTTCATATCCTGTATGGTCTTTATAAATTCTTTGTCTATTTGATGTGGTCATAGCTGTATTATCAAAAAATATTTTATTCCTTTTAGATATTAAACCATATGTTTTAGAAAATTCTTCCAGTTTAATTTCAATTGTATTACTCAACTTATCTTTTGGTTTAACAATATGCTTCATCGTTGGAGCAAAAATAGCAAATTTAGTATTTCCAGTATATGAAGTTTTAATATCATATCGAGTATAATAAACTTCTTCATCAAATGTTTCTATAATTTTTTCGTTATCAATATTAGATGCAAATTGATATACTGAAAATAAATAAGATGATTTCATTTTAGATGTTAAATTTTTTAAATAAACTTTATTATCATGAGAACACCATAATGCTAACCATCCATCAAATATACCAAAAGTTCTATTTAAATGTTTTAAGGATTGATAGAGAGTTGTAGGAGGAATAAGAACTTGATCTAATTTTTCAGTATTTCTTCCTACAATATCTTGTTTTAATTCTCCCTTTGCTTTGCTTACTAAATTTGAAACTATATCACCGATAGTGGTATTTGTAAAAATATCATTAACATAAGTTGACATAGTGATGAATGATTTACGAGAAACTGCAGTTATCGTGATTGGTGATCTTTGAATATCTGTTTGATTTTGTATTGTATTTTGAACCCTTAAAGGAATATCTCCTGATAAATACATTAAACTAAAATCAATTTGATCATTGACAATGCTAGGAGCTGTTGCCATTAATTTTGCTGTTAATTTAATTTCTTGTTGACCATATATCTTTTCTAGTATTAAGTCATTAGGATCAAGAAAAAATTCTAATACAAATGTTTGATAAGGAAGGTCTATTGAAGTTAAAATAGTTAATTTATATAAATCGGGAGTAAGGTCTCTATCTGCTACTTTTACTTCAAATTCATATGTTCTTGATGGTGACCAATATCTTGTTGTCATAGACAAAAACTCCCATTCTTTTATATTTTGTTCCAAAAAAATTTAGACAAAAAAAGAGGCACTCAATATATAGTACCTCTTTTTTGATCTTATTGTAATTGATCCAACACTTCATACATTCGAGTTGGAACAACTAATACACTTTCTGCAATATTTTCTAATAATCTTTTCATATTTAAATTTGGTTCAAGTGCGCAGTATCTTGTAATAGATAAAAATACTTGCCAGGCACTTGGTAATTCAGGAGGTTGACCATCTATTGGTAGTGGTTGTAAAGTCTTTAATATATCAGTAATTTTATCTCTTCTTTTTTTACCATACTTTTCAATGACATCTAGAGTTGTGAACATTTGATCTTGAGTCAATGGAGATGAAAAACTAGTTTCAATCATACCAAGTATGTCATTGTTGAATACTTCAAGGTATTGATTGATCCCTGAAGATAGTCTAGTATTGGAACTTTCAATATGAACCATCTTCATCTCACCCAAAGAGAAACCAAATACTGTAGGTCGATCTATCTGAACATCATCAATGGTAATTCCAAAACCAACAGTTGCTGCTCTTTGACCATTATAACTATTACCAATAATCATAGCAGGATGAATATCTCCAGCTTGTGGTGAATTTAAACTACTTTGTAATACAACTTCTTCTCTAATACCACTAAAATCATCGAGAATAAGAGAGGTTGTATTTAATATCGGATTGCCAATTTCCTCTAATGATTCAATGACTCTACCAGTTATTTCTTCATTGCCAACAAATTTATACATCTGTGAAACATAACCAATGTATGTATAGTCATCAGTATTGGGAGGTGCGGTCCATATTCCTAATATAGAAGTTCCTTGTCCATCTGTTGGATGTGGTGGAGTAATTGGATCGCCTTCTGGTTCAGCTCCAGATCCTAATTGTCGATATGCAACTTTAGAATATCTATCTTCATATGCGTATAAACCTTTATGGGCTCCTGAAATATTAAGTCCCATCTCTTGTGCTCTCTCATTGAAAGGGGTCATGAATATCACCTATCTTTTTCATTATTGTTTCTTTTATTAATTCTTCTAGTTCTACTCGAAATAGTTTTAATGATTTACCTCCAAAAATAGACATAGCAATCATACGACAGCAAACATTAATTGTTGTTTGCAGAGTTACATTTCCATGCGGACCATATCTATTTTTTAATATTTTAACAATTCTTTTTTTTGGTTCATCTATTTCTCTTGTTATAGCAATGACCATATCGGCACTATGCATCATCCGAATAGGAGATGTTTTTTTATTTACTGTATATCTTGAAGTTGTCATTATTTTCTCTTTAAATGGAATCGAAGATATATATCACGACGATCGTATTTAAATGTTTCCCAAATTAGTTCTTCATAAATTGTAAATCTATCCTCAAATTCCCAAAAATATTTAGCTCTTTGTGGAGTCCATATTGAAGCGTGAGGACAAGATGGTTCATTTAATAATTCAGTTGTCAAGAGAATATTTTTACGTTCAAAATTTATATCATTAATATCTTCTTCTAAAATCATATTAGCAAGTTTTTCATAGTTTGGAACAATTACATCGACCATTCCCCCTTTGCGAACAACTGTAGAAATGAGATATATAAAATATAGAACTTGTGTAAAGGAAACGTGTTCAAGAAATCTATAAATTGTAACCATATCAAATTCCATTGTTGTTCTTTCTAAAAATTGAAATACATCTTCCTTACAATAATGAGTTTCATCTTTTCTTTCACGTTTTCCAGGTTTAGTCCATTCATAATATCTAGATTCAATAATATCAGTTGGCGTATAATTATAATACATCGAATCTATATTTATAACAAAGGTGCTAGATCCCTCTTGTTGATCGACACCTTTTAAATATGACATTTTTCCAGCTGCAACATTCAATACTTTCATATGACCTCCTAAGCATATTGTGAAACGATACTTTTTGTAAATGGCGAAAGATAAATATCAAAATATCTTCGTTTATCAATCTCATTAGTATCAACCAATTTTAGTGTGCTTGATGTTATTTCCATTTCACCATAACCCTTTAAAAAAATACTTAATTTTCCATCTTTTGTAGGAATAGCAAATAAATTTACATCATTAGAATTAAGAACTAAATTTTTTATTCTTTCTAAACCTTTAAACAATTCAGGTTTATTAAAAAAATTTAATTGACATATTTTTTTATAAATTTGATCCATATGTGAATATCTAAATGGAATCCCTTTAATTGAAGGTTGTTGCATAGTATCAATAGCGATATACATATCTTTTTTTATTGATGAAATAAATACATCAAATGTTCTTCTTAAATTTAAAGGGATTTCTTGTATATTATTTTTATGTAGAAATTTAGTAAGTAATAATCCATCATATTGTCTAATAACAATATCATCTTTCTCAATTTCATTTGCTGTTATGTATTCATCTATTAATGATATTGTTGTACTTCTTAAAAATTCTGTGAGTCTTGGATTCTTTTGCATCATTTTTCCGATTGCAATATTTCTAGATAATTTATCATGTGGATCTATATTATCTAATCTATATCCATTCATTTTCATAAGAGTATAATGACACGACTCAATATCATAGATATAAACTTCTTTTATAATAAATTCTAAATTTGGATTTATTTTCATATTCCTTCCTTTGAACTCGGATAGAAGTCCGCATCAAGGGGGGAGAATTAAACTTCTACCCGAGTCAAGGAGTTAACTAGACAATAAAGACATTACCACTTTATCAATCAGAAGATGATGATTGATATCCGTAATAGCATCCTGTCGAGTTAACAACCAATGGATTGCTGCTCCTTTTGTAGCAAAGACACCAGCTTTTATACTTTGTCTATACAGAAGATGAAGAGCTTCCATATCAATAGGTTGTAATAATTGTTCTCTATAACTTTCAATATTATTTGTTTGAATATTGATAAATAGATCTTTTCTCTTCGCAACAATTTTTGAAAATGGGATAAGACTATTATCTAATGAGTGACAGAACATTGCGATCAGTCCTGTTTTAACCCCATACATTTTAATATATGTTTCATCGTTCAGAGGATATACGGTTTTGAAACCACTTTTATAGATTTGTAGATCTGATGGTGCCAGATTGAGAACTGGTTGAGTTAAAGCATCATCAAATAATCTCAATGATCTTTTTCTAACACCAGGTTGACTTTCTATTCCATCAGGATCATCAATGGAAACCATCAGATATTCATTTGGATCAACACCTGGAATTGAAATTCTACTTTGATGGATGCTGGCAAAGTTGGTGCTATATGTTGCAAACCATTCACCAAAAGGTATAATAGGAATTTCATTAGTTGGTGTTTCTACTGTTGCTTCTTCAGCATTCCCAGGTGCTACTTCAGTTGTGTCAGCTACTTCTTCTACAGTATTTTCTTCAGGTGGATCTACTGGAAGAGATTCCGCTGTAATAGTTTCATCTGTAGCAGGTTCTTCTCCTGAAAGTTCAAGATTATTTGGATCAAATCTCATAGCTTCTTCAGATGGTGTTTCTTGGATCAATGTGCTTAAATTTTCGTTCATTGTTTACTTTACTCCTTTTCCCATTTTTTTAAATCTTCGGTTATGTTTTGACGCCATTCACTTAGATTAAAATCAGCATATGTTTCCAATGCTGCGCCTGCCAATGCAAATACTTTAATAAGTTCTTCATAAGTTTCTACTGGTGCTGAACCCTCAGTAAAAGATTCTTGACAGTCATTTAACCAGTTTGGTAATTCTTTTGTCCATGGTCCTACATAACTTTTTTTCGCTTTCTCTAAATATTTTTCTATTAATAATAAGAAACTCGCTAAATTTAAAGATTGGATGTTCTCATATTCTCCAAATGCACAGAGTTGATAGTTTCTTTCTTTAGCATAGAGTTGACTAATTTGTTTGATCTTTTCACTTCTTTCCATCCATTATCTCCTTTAGTAAATAATAGTTTTTAATTAACTTGTCTCTGTAATCTGGCATATATTCTAATACAATATCCCCATTCCATTTTATAAACTTTAAACGATTAACAAATGCCATTAGATTTAGCTCGCCCTTTCCTGAGTTAAATGGCATATGACTTTTACTTCTAGCTCTATTTGATAAATGAATTACCGAAATATGAGGAAGTAAAGTATGTAATATTCTATGATCGAACCAAAGTTCTTCTGCATGAGATGTATCGAAACACATCTTAATATGGTTGGGATATTTAACACAATACTCTAATATTCTTAATGGGGTTCTTAACTCTTTCCTTGTTTTCCACTGAAAATTCTCAATACATAATTGAAACCTTGGATATTCTCCTTCTTTATCCATCCAGTACTGAACGAAAGACTTAATCAATTTATTTGGATGAATTACGAATTTTTTTATACCTGTAATATCATATAAGTAATTCATAAATTGTACCATATCACGTGCATCTCGTTTGAGCGTATCCAGAGGGAGATGGATAACATTTATATTTATATTATTCTTCTGTAGTTCCTTTAATTTAGACTCTGAATATAACTCATATTTATATAATGCTAATTGAATATTCTTTGGAACCCTTGAAAGATTATATCTATTTTCGTTTCCAAAACCATATGAAATTGAAACCTGAATCATATATACCGCCTTCCATCGAATCCTTGAGCAATACCTTTCCAATTAACTGCTATTGCTTCGGAAGTGTGAATGGATTCTTCATGAATACATTTGATAATCCAATCCTTTATACCTGGTAATTTATCAACTGTCTTTGATATAATTCTAATAGCATCTTCTACAAACATTGGATTTTGAGCTGCAATTTTTGCTATTTCTTGTTCATCAACCCTTTTAATTATGGGATATGGTAAAGTGTAAATATTTGATTCAACTGCATCAATTATATCTTCTAACCAAACATAATGAGACTTAATATCTATCTCTGTTAAAATATGTGCATATGATCTTTGATTATGAGGAAATCCAGCTACATCTAAAACACTACACAATTCTGCTGAACAAGGACAATAAGAAGCATATTGAATCCTGACTCCTTGAAAGAATCTAAATATTTCAGCAGGAGCTTTTGTATCTGCTGTTAAATTAAAATCCTTTTTAAAAATTTGTCCTTCAAATTTACATTTATAATAAATTGGAAATTCATTATCAGTTTTAATTGATTTTCTTTTTCTTGGCAACTTAAATTCAAATCTCATAAATGCAGATGAACCACCAATATTCTCTAACATTTTTTTAATAATTTCTTTAATTAATAAACTTTTTAATGGGAGTTCTAAATATGGTTTTAATGTTAATAATAATCTAGACATTGAAATACCTTTTGTTGACTCATCCAGATTAGTCATCATAGTAACATTTGCTGGTAACTTATGATAACCACCATATTTAGATTCTAACAGAAAAGGGACTTCAACATTTTCAACACCAACTTGTTTAATAGGAGTTGATATGTTGGGTGCTTCACATTGCATATCTGGTAAACATTCTTTAGTCGGCATAATATGCTCCTCTATAAAACTCTTCTCTAATAGTATTTTCCCATTCATCATTTTTAGAACGATGTAATTCATGTTCTCTATCATTTGAACATTCAAATAATAATTCTGAATCATCAAAACCTGATCCTTTCCAAGCATCATCTCTAATCATTTTTCCTTTTGAGATTTTAAAGTTTTTATCAGGAATATGATATCTAAGTATAATTTCTCCCTTACAGATTGGACAATATTTTGTTTCAAGCATTTTGAATCACTCCATAATTTTTCAGGATTAAATGTACCAACTTTAAGACATTCCTCAACTCCAGCTTGTCTATATATACTATCTAATATATCTTGATCTATCTGTTCACAAATTGATTTGCTATTTATTTCTACCTTATTATAAAAATTTGTATAATCATTTCCATAACCAAAACTTGGAAATGTTGCTGTCGATGTTGCTGAAGATGTATCCGCAAAACTTATAGAAACCTCTTCCCAACGAGTTCCTTCAAGATAAGTATGATCATTTTGAACTGCCATGATAATCTACCCCTAATACTGTTAAATATGAATTTAATAATTTAACTGATTCTGGCATTGGATCTAAATCTTCAGTTTTTACTACTCGTCCAGTATTAATATAATTTCTAATGTAATCATTTTTTAAATCTATACAGTCTGATTTTGTTGTTAAGAATTCAAATAAATTCTTTGGAGCATCATGTCCGATAATACAAGCAGTTTCCATTTCACCACATCTCTGACCACCTTTATTTTTTCTCCCACCCAGTGGTTGTAATGTTCGTTTTGCATACGAACCAATTCCTCTTGCTGCCAACTTTTCTTCTGCTATATGAACCATTCTTAAAAAATATATATATCCAACTGAAATTTGATTTAAAAAATTCTTTCTTACAATTGGATCATATAGTTTATATGTAAATCCTGTATTTGTATATTTTAATGCTTTTTCTAAATCCTCTGAATGACAAGATTCAAATGGAGGTTGTATTAATGAAAATGCCTTAATAAAGGGAATATCTATAATATCTGGAAGCTGTTCTACAAATTGTTTTGTATACCAACTATCTTTTGTTTTATCAACAATTTGAATATATCCAGTTAAATAATTTTTGATCTGATCTTGTGGTTTTTCTTTCTTTAACATTTGTAATGCATTTTGTTGTAGATCATATAATGACATTGTTAGATGTAGTTCAAATAGTTGACCAATATTCATTCTAGATATAATACCTAATGGATTAATACAAACATCTAAATGTCTACCATCCTCTAATTGTGGCATCATCTCTTGAGGTAATATTTTAGATATAACTCCTTTATTCCCATGTCTATTTGCGATCTTATCTCCAACCTTGATTGATCTAAAATGAATTCCAGATATCTCTACATATATTCCATTTATTTTTTCTTTCTTAATTTTATATTTACCAACGAATGAGAAAAGTTCTAAATCTCTTTCTCTTATAAATTTTATTGCTTGTTCTCTTGGTAACTTTTCTTTAATTATTGTTCTAAAGATTGACTCTTTTTTCTGTTGTGTTTCAATAGTCTTTTCTACCCACTCTTTATATTCAGGAATATCTGTATTCCATTCATTTGCAAATATTTTTATCTTGGGTATTATATATGATTTTTCTGCTACTAATTTAGAGCTTTCTGTAAAAACAGAATAAAAATCATCAAGTGAAAGAGTTTTTAAAATTGCATAAGTATCTCCTTGACCAATTTTTTCAAGAGCTTTTGGTAATGGTCTGTATTCATTTTCTGATAGAGATATCAAAACTTTAATTGGAGGGATTACAAATGATAAATCTTTAAAATGGACTGATGTAAAAGCATCATTTTGTATTAATTTATCAGATATGATAATTCCATCTTCATAGTTCCATCCATAATAAATCATCACTCCTGTTAATAGATTTCTACCAAAATTAATTTCGCCATCTTGAACAAAATTACTTTCTGCTAATATATCCCCAGCTTTAAATTTATCACCTACGTTAACATAGAGTTTCATAATATCCATATGTTCAACATAGATATTTCTATATTCAACATCAAAGATATCAATTGTTTTATCATCATATACAACCATCAAATACTTCTCATCTAGATGAGTGACTTCCCCATTCTTTTTAGCACGTTTAATGAACTGTGTATAATCTGTATATAATCCTTCACAACCTGATTTAATCATTGGTTGATCAAATTCTTTTAACATAATAGATTGTCTCATTTGTGATGATGCCATTTGCAATCTTGTTTGATCGTCATGCTCACAAAATGGAGTGAGAGATACAGGTATTGATATGGGTTGTTTCTCGCATATTTCATTCGTAAATCGGAGATGTTGGTCTAACTTGACATTAGGTATTAAGTTCTGTAGAACTCCGCAATTATCGCGGTCTGGGGTGTCTACGGGACAAATACGACCAAACATTGTGGGGCATATATCTCTTAAATGTTTTGGAATATTTTCTCTTTTAAATCCTCCTGGACCGAGAAGACTTATCCTTGATAATTTTGTTAATTCCTCAATAGGATTTATTGAAAAATCAAATTGAACAATATCTGAAACGTTACATTCACTTAATATTTGAGTTGTATTTGTGTTGAATTTTGGTTGTTTAGCTGTTCTATTTGAAAAGCATAAATCAAATATAATTTTTGATATCCTTGAAAAAATCATATACTCAAAACATCTAACTCTTTTATTTGTAAATAATATATCGCTCACATCGCCTGTCTTAATTGTATAAATTAATTCGCCTAATAATGATCCTGTTGTCAAAAAAGTTTTTGTAAATATATCAACCTGTGGAATTAGATCGAGAGCATAAATAATATCATGACCTTTAGATTTAGAATTATATTTTGAATATGCTCTTCCTATTTCTAAAATAAAATCATCTTGTGTGGTGTTGCTTTGTAATTCATCATAGATAAGTTTACACTCCTTTATTAATAGATCCATTAAAATATTATCATCTAAATCTTGAATTTTAACATTTGGAAGATCTAATTCCTTATTGTTTATCATTCCTTCAATTCCATAATACGCAAACATTAATATTGATAGAGGAACTTTTTTTCCTAAAAAACTAACTTTAACAAATGGTTGTTCTCTATCTTTTAAAATTGTTAATGTTGCCACATTGGTTCGTAGTTTTATATTTTCTCCTCTCGTAACAATTGGAATATCAAATAACTGAAATAGAGGAATTTTTCTACGACCATTAATTATAATATAATTATCATCTATCAATTTAGGAATGTGTAAACTTAAATCAATATTAGAAGTTCCTTTTTGTAACTTGATTGTGAGATTTTGTTTGACTGTTTTTGATAACTCTCCTGATGAAAATCTAGACTCTTTTAATGTAAGTTCATTTAGTGTAAATCCTAAATCAATTGCAGGTTGGAGTATAACTTTTGTCACTGGTAGTATAAGCTCTTGGTCCTTTTTACGAATTGTGAAGATATTATTATCTTCACTTTGAATTTTAAAAACTGGATTTTTTAGTTTCAAATTCTACTCCTCCTTATAAGTCTTTTTTAAATATTCTAATAGCTGTTCATCTTCCATATAATACAGATTTGGATTAATTGTAACTGCATTTAATATTAATTGACCTAATCGAAGGTCTGGATGTTTATACCAGACCTTCGATATTACTCTTAACATCTCATGTATTCTATTCGGATCTCTCATTATTATTTCCTTGTAAATTCTAGTGTTTCTGATCCCATTACAGTTTCTATTATTTTAAACTGTTTTATTTCATCAATACTTTTTGCATCGTCTGGTTCTATTTCAATATCTAATTGACCACAATTAGATAGATCATAAACTGATGGACTTTTGGTCCAATTATCTATTGAATCACTAAGGAAAAGTTCAATTATTTCATCTCTTAATTCTTGATTATTTAATTCTTTCATTATATTCTCCTTACAAATTTAACAATTCTTTTTCCTTTAACCTCATAATATATTGTAAATGAATTAACCTGACTAACTGATTTTGCATCATGAGGTTTTATTATAAAATCTTTTGCTCCAGTATCATTTAACTCATCTGGTAGATTTGTTTTTATCCAGTTAGAATCTGGATCTCTGTAGTCTGCATAACGGTCAAGCAATTCTTGCTCTAGTTCTTTCATACTATTTTTTCCCCTTTTAGAATTTTATCCATTATACCTGAGTATTTTCCCTCATTTAAAATTCCATGTAAGATACTCTTTTTAGGATTTGAGAATGCCATTGCTAATATCCAACTTTCTTGATTTGGAACTGACTGTATTGAATAATAATCTGAAGCATATAAATGTCTATCTTTTATAAGTCTCCATTTCTTATAATCTTTCCACATTAATTGAGCAACAACACATTCATAATGGACATGATAAATGTCTTTATTATATACTTCAAATAATTCTTGAACTATATCAGTATATATTTTATTTTTGAATTTATGTAGAATTTGTGATACAGTTGCTAAATCCCCAATAATATCTTTTTGCTTTAATGAACCATCTTCTTGAGATTCACCTTTTATAACAGCTGATCCTGATGTATGAAAAGTTCTAAGAACCAATTGAGTCCCTCGTTCACCAAGAGTCTGTGCAGCTATGATTCCAACAAATCGACTATTGAGTTTTTTATATAAATCTCCATAGCATTTGCAACATAGTTTAGGCGACTTACATAATATTGGACTTCGTATCCAAATTGTTTTTCCAATTATATTTTTATAATTTTGTTTAGTAATTACTTCCAAACCTGTTTCAGTTGATTGATATTTATTGATTAACATTCTTGCTTTTCTTTCGGTTTTAACATAAACTTCAAGAAGATCAGTTGTTCCACAGTCATCTAAATTTGTATCAATTTGTAAATTAGCACAAGTGAAAATTAATTTTCTTGAAAGATATCCTGATGTCCCTGTATTTAATGCAATATCAAGGAGTCCCTTTCGACATCCATATGTTGAAAAGAAAAATTCTTTTTCAGTTAAACCTTCAACTAGGTTATGTTTAATAGGAGTTGGAAGAATCTCTCCATCGAAATTCGATACAAATCCTCGGGTCATAATAATTTGTTTAACTTGATCCCAACTACCTCTGGCACCAGATTCAATCATATATGAATATTCAAAATTATCTCTTAATGCTTTTGTAATTCCTTTATTTGATAATGCGATTAATTGATCTCTAATTGTATTTTTTGTAAATATTTTATCTCTTAAATCTGTTAATTTTTTAGATTGAAAATTTTCTAATGACATAGTACAACCAAACAATGTTGCATATGTAAATCCAACTGTTTTAATAGTATCTAAAACTCTAATAATTTCATCATTTGAATAATTATCTTTTATATCATTTAAAATATCTAATAATTTCTTCTCATTAACAGTTTCATCAATGATTGGATAATTCTCTGGAAGCGTGCTATTAAAAATAGATAGACCTGTCTCATCATCTAATTGTCCATCAAAGATACCTTTAGTCAAGAAATAAATTCCTAAAATAATATCTTGACTAGGAGTGGTTGTTAAATTTTCATTTGATGGACTGCTTAAATTATTAATTGCAAGCATTTTTTCAGATATTTCATTTTTAGCTCCTTCTGTAATAGGAACATAGACTGCCATTTGATCTCCATCAAAATCTGCATTAAACGGAGGACATACTAATGGATGAATTTTAATAACTTGATCTGATGTAATTAGAACTTCAAAACCTAGCATTCCAAGTCTATGTAGCGATGGTTGTCTATTTAATATACATATTTGTCCTTCAACTGTATCTTTACATATTTCAAAGAGATCAAATTTTTTAAATTCAATGCAATTATCAATAAAGTCAAGAGCATCATTTAATACTTTAAATTTTTCTAACTCTATTATTCGTTTGGCAATTGGAAGTTTATATATCTCCAATGCCATAAAGTAAGGGAGTTTACATTCGGTTAATGTTAGAGAAGGATCAGGTGTAATTACTGCTCGACCTGAAAAATCTATTCTCTTTCCTAAAATATTTCCACGAATTAAACCTTCCTTTTTTGCCATCTTTTCGAGAATTCTGTTATATAATTCGTTTACATTTTTTTGTATCAATTTAAAGTATGTATAATATAGATTCTTATCTCTTTGGATATTTAAAATTGTTCCTTGCATCAGACTTTTATTAGTTAAAATTTGAACATAATATCTATTGATTTTATCCATTAAATGCTTACCTCCTCCACCTCTTGATGCTGGTCTTAGATCTGGAGGTAATACAATTACTTTGTCAGTTAATAGATTATCAATATTGTCAAGAACAATTTTCCACTCTTCAATTCCTTCATTTGCTAATCCTGTGGCAATATCTTTAACTAATTTATAAATTGCATCTGTTCTTTCATAGATAGTTCCTTCTCTTGGTCTTTTTGATTCATCCGATGTAACCACATGCTCAACACCATCACTATACATAAAACTTTTTTCATTTTTCATCAACTCATCTAATGCTGATTTTAAATTCTTTCCACCTATTTCAACTAATAAATCATAAAATAAAGGATTGACTATTGGAAATGGTAAAACTATTTTCGCAAATCTTGTTCGTCTTACATCACTATTAACAATATCTACTTTACATAGATCACATTTACTTCCTGTTTTTACATTGGATGGTCCGTAATAGATACCACACTGACAAGTATAATTTTTTACTGGTCCAAAAATTTGTTCAGAAAATAGACCTTCAGGATGAAACTTTTTTTTTGCTATTACTTTTAATGACGGAACATCCTGTAATTGTTCACAAAATTCATTATAGTTAAGAATTCTAGGCATCTTTTAATTTCTCCTCTGTAGATTTTAATGTATCTAGTAAATGATTTGCTAATAATTTAAAATGATATTTTACTTTTTCTGATACCATTTCATCAATAAATGGCATTAAAGATTTAATGATAATTTGTGCATCTTTTTTTGTAATTTGTGATTCATGTTGATTTATAAATTCTTCAATCTTCAGTTGGATATATTCGTCTAAAGGGTGCTTCTCCATCGTATATTTCTCCCTTTTTAAAATTAACATCTATTTTCATAAATCCATCAACCGGTTTTGTTTTATAGAAAAATTCATCTGGTCTAAAATGACAGTCATTGAAATACCAAACTTGGAGTCTATTGATTAATATATCTTTTAAAGCTTGTATATCTGTAACAACTGTACGTTTTTCTTCAACCTTTAAACAAAGTTCATCTGTATTAATATCTACATTTGGATGCCTTCCATATATCATAACAGATAATAATTTTTTACCAATAGTCTTAATCATAAATCCTTCTAGATGATATTTTTCATGAAGATCAGTTATAACTTCTGGAACTCCATCTTTAATAATAAATTTTGGAATTATTTTTTCAAAGTAAAAATTATAATCAACACTTGGACTAATTTTAGAACCAAATATTTGTAAATGATGTTCCATTATGCTCCTCCTGTATCTTCTAAAATATGAATTTTATCATCTATAAGAACTGGTAGAAATTTTAAAGTTTCACTTTTACCTTCAATTGCTTTTTTTAAAATATCAATTACATCTTCTGGTTGTTTTAAACTATCTTGTGGAATTATTTTATATGTCGTTTCTGCAAACTTTGGCATATTAAAAACTTCTCTAACAATTGAATTTCTTTCTTTGACTGCTATTTTAAGAGAAGTTGTTTTATTCTTTTTTAATATAGGTTGTATAACTTCATCAATTCTTCTCAACCTTTTAGTATCCTTATCTAAATCATAAATAATGTTGGATTTTTGTTTTGATTCTTTAATACTTTTTAACATTATTGTTTGTATAATATCAATATCAATATATTTTATTGATTGACTTTTTAATAGTTCTTTCAATATATCACTACATATTAAAGTTGTAGCATAGTATGCAGCTCTACTTATTTCATGTTCTGATAGTTGAATAGAATATTCGCCTTTACGTTGATTTTCATTTTCATACTTTTTTCCAAAATCTAATATTAGAAATCTTTCTGATATAAACATTTTCATATCAATATTTAAATCTCTTTTTCCAAATATATTTCTACAATCAATTGTAAGATCTGATATTGGTAAATTTGTAATACCATCTATATAAAATTCTACCATTGGTTCAATTTCTGTATTATAATTTTTAAATTTATGGTATAGTGCATGAACTTTTGGTTCATGAATATCCACTGGTTGAAAGATACCAACTTCTGTATCTTTAGTGTCAACAATATCTTTATCAATTAAAATTAGTTTACATACTTTTGAACTTTCAGCAAGATGTTTACAAAGATGTCCTCCTAATGTTCCTGTTCCAATTATTGTTATAGTATTAAAGAAGTTCAAAGTTTAAGGTTTCCTTTCAGAAGAGATAGATGGGGACCTAAATAGAATCCCCATCTTGCAGGGATAATATTTTAGCAACCCTTACGATCACCCTTACGTCCGGAAGGTTTCATAAATTCCAAACTATCTCCATTCTTTAATACGTGATCACCACGAACCTCTTTACCATTGACCAATCCAGTGGATAATTTATCTACGTTAAGAACTTCACGCAGGAACTCACCAACTTCTGCAACACTTTTTCCTTCAACAGGAAAAGCTCCTGTGCTGGCACCACAAGTTACCTGGATTGTAGTTGTGGTTTTCTTACCAAATGACTCATAGGGTTTATTCATTATTGAGTGGCCAGTAAAGTCCATCTCTTTAATTGGTCCAGGCGTTGGTTTAATGGAAGTTTCGGCAGGAGCTGTTTTAGCTGATTTGATAGGACCTGCATTTGCATTTTTCAAGATAGCGTCGATAACAATATCTTTACGCTTTTTTGTCATACCTGGAATTGCCAGGTTGTCTACACAAAGACGACGAAGTTCTTTTACTGTCATCTCTTCTAAATTCGATCGTGAATATTCATTCGACATGATGTTAATTCTCCTATTCTTTTTTTATCTAAGGTTATTATTTCAGAGCTCTTGACTGCGCAATCATGGACATCTGTTTCATATCGAAATAAATTTCTGATGTCCCTATCTGATTCTTAATAACCACATTATAAAATGCGGAACACATTATCGTAGCTACCCACACATTAGTGAAGTATAGCTGAGGATCCGAATTGGCGAGTTCTTCACAACTCATTTCCTCTGGTAATTTATCTACAGGATTTGCAATTTCTGGATGATAAGCACATAAGTCAGGGGTTAAATCTTTACCTCCTTTTCTGACATAAATTTGTACATTACCATCTGTAAATTCATTTCCCCCAGAAATTAAAGTAATGTTATTTAAATTATTACAGTAATTAGAAGTAATCATTCTGGTTTTATGATTATCTACACATAGAAATACAATATCATCTGTTTTAATAACTTGATTAATATTGTGCTGATTTATATACTCAGGATAAAAGTCTAATTCTAATTCTGGAAATTTCTCTTCTAAATCACCCCCTTTAATTTCAGATTTATTTCCTAATATTGTAAACTCTTGACGTTGATAATTTTTTGCTTCATACGAATCTCCATCTATGAGCGTAATATTTGCTCTAATATCTCTGGAGTAGTTTAAGAATCTTGATATTTTTTCACATAATACTGAACCTACACCGCCCAATCCAAGTATTTTGATAGATAAATAATTCATTTATTTCTCCCTAACTTTTCATTTAACCATTCTATTGGATTTATTCTTTGTCTCTTTTCAGAAGGATCAGGTATAATATCAGCTGGATGCGGATTTTCTTTTGCTGCTTGATAGTTATGTATTTCTTCTTTAGATACCTGCTCTATTTTTTCTGAATCTGGATTTAATAATTCTCCTGGTACATGTCCTTTTAATATAAGAGGTTCTTTACAAAAAGGACAACAATCATTCTTTATTAGATCATAAGTAAACATAGTTGAACAACCTTTGCAAACATATTCATCATTTTCCTTCACATAATTTAGATCTTCTGCATTAAATAATGATGTTTCACAAAATGGACATTTTGCTCCTTTTTCAACATCACTTCGAAGCATTGATGCATCAAAATCACTATTGCAAGATTCACAATGAAGACTACTACCAGGTTTTGAATCTGGTGCATATGGATCAAGATCAAATTTCATTTCATCATCAAATGAATCTTCTTCCATATCAAGTTCAATCAAATGATCATTTGATTTACATTCAGGACATATTATATCTCCTATAACATCGCCATTATCATCAAAATCAAATGATACAACTACATTACACTTCATACATTCATATACTTCTTTTTCATCCCAAATACCTTTTTCTTCTTCTTCTACTATTGTACCTTTATTTTCTTTTACTAAACGTGAAGCAACATATTCAAATGCTCTATCTTTAAAGGGACAAGTTTCACAAGCATTGCGTTTCTCTGGAGTTATATCAGTAATGACTGGACCTTGATTATGTGGTGGAAATTTAATAGGGTCAACTTTAACTCCAACATTTTGAGGTGGTATTTTTTCATCTTTTTTATTCAATGCCCAAACATCTGGATCAAAGTTTTCATTCCATCCTCTACTATATTGAGGGGGAATCCATTTACCACGATTCCATCGACCATTTTGATAATTTCCTTCCCAAACATTTCTCCATGCCTGACCATATTGTCCATATGGAGAGAAACCATGTTCAACTGCCTTTATCCATTTGGGAGGAACTATAGCTTTGATAGCAGTTTGACTGATTATTTTATATCGCTTATCAAACTTATGAATGGTTTTATAAGATTTAGTTGAATACTTTGGAGTTTGTTCAACCATAGCTCCATTTACCCATCTATAAATTCGAGTAGTAGGAATTTTTTCAACCTCATCAATTTTACTTTCTAATGATACCCCTTTCATATATTGTTCTGGTTCAACCATTACTCTATTGCCATTTGAAACGATTGATGCTGAAATACTTATCATTTCATCACCTAGATTTCCAAATGTAATGTGTAATCCATCAAAGGATTCTTCATCGCCTTGATCTGTACCTGAATGAAATGCAGACATTGAACTATGACTATGAATGTCTCCAATCATAGTAAATCCATCAATAATAACTGATCTATTATATTCAATTGAAGCTGGACTGACCTTTTGTGATGGAGGAACTAGTTTATATTTTTTAGATTCTTCATTATAAAATAATAATACAATTGCTTCTGATTTATGTTCTTTATAAACATGACGAAAGAAATTTGCAATTTTAGCTACTGCTAATGAAGGTATTTTTTCAATATTCATTTTAGCTGTTGCTTTAACGCTTTCTAATATTGATATATTTTTTACTGGTGATACACTATCCATAATACCCAATTTCTTTTTAATAAAAATACCTTCTTTTGCAACTATATAATAAATATCATCATCTGGTAATTCTTGTTTCCCATCTGCTACTATTACTTTAAACATTAGATAAAGCTCCTTGGATCATTTATGTAGAGAAATTTAGATTTATCACTCAAAACAATTCCCCCATGAAAGTTAGGTACTCCAGCGACATATCCTTCCGCAGCTTGTTTTGGTTTTGAAACTCTTGGATTTGGAATACAATCAAGTATGGATTCTTGTTGAAAAGCTTTATTGTCACCTTCAGAACTATAGTTATCATATGATGTACGATATGAACTTAGTGGATGATATCTAAGAGTATTTGCATGTCTTATTTGAACCATTAAATATCCACAATCGTTTAATGAATTTTTATAATATGGTATAACAATATCACCTGTTTGAAGTTTAATTTTTTTTGGATCTAATGTAGCATGCTCACTTGCTGCCCATTCAGATGAACCTATTGGGATTTGTTTAAAATTATCTATAACATCTTGATACCATAGACTGCATCCGTTTGAACATAATACCATTGGATGAGGACCATCAGTAATAATACCAACAATAATATTAGTATCTTTCTTTGGAAAATTTGATATCCTACCCACATTTGCTATTATCTTCATACCAGAAGATAGACCTTCAAATCTAGTTATAATTTTTCTAATATATCCAATTCTAATATTATCTTTAAATACATATAACTCTTTAGTTAAATTACCCGTTTTATCTGCTAATATAAATGAGAGTTCAGTTGATCCAGTCTTATCTTCTAAATTGAATCCCTCAATCCTTCTTATATCCAAAATACTTAAAGGATTTTTCCAATTTGCAATTACGACTAAATCACCAATTTCAAATTTAAGAATACCAAAATGTGTATCAATCTCAAATGTTTTACCTTCATTTTTAATAAGATTATGTACTTGTCTTGGATCTGCAATTTCGTGAGTTGCATTGATATCCATATTATAATGAGTAGGAGATTTATAAACTTTAGCTGGTATTTCATTTCCTTCATTATCATAATCTATAAATTTTCTTAATAATCGACCAACTGAAATGATAAGAGAATTTTGACACAATAATGTATCACTCAATTTTAGATATATCCTTTGTCTATAACTTGTATCCTCGTGACTCATACGAACAATTATAGAACTTGAATCTCTTCCAGATTCTAAAGATTTAAATCTATATATTAATTCATTATTTAATCCAACATCAATAGCATCGAATGTACATCTTTCTACTTTATTAATAATAGTTTTAGATGCAGAAGCATGAAAATATGAATACTCTATTCCTTTCTCCAAGTTAATACCATAAATTTCTGGTTTACCTATATTAGTCTTTTTTAATGGTGATGGAAGATTTTGAGCTAAGAAATATTTGGTACCAAGTTTTATTTCTGAACGACCATCTACAGTTTTTCTAATATAAAGAACTCTTTTATGTACTATATTTCCCACATTATCTTTGTAGTTTATAATATCATCAGCTTTAATTTCCATTCCATCAATTTCAATACTCTTAATATATCGTTCTTCTTTAAGTTGTTTTAATATATAATTTTTTGAAGATTCATTTAGTTTAAAGTTGAAGAGTTTTTTATTCTTTGAAAGTCTAATAGTTTTTGGTTCTTTTCCTTTAAGACCAATAAATGAAATTATATGATATTTTTTAGAACCTGTTCGATTTTTAAATGAATCTCCAATTTCTATTCTAAGTTCATTGTTTAAGAAATAACTATTAGTGACATCATAATAAACTGGTTCAATTCTAGTTCGAATTTTTCCAGTTCGAATTTCTCCAATTTTTGCAGGTTTTGTAAATATATCAATAAATCTTCTATATGTAGATAATCCAGGATTATCTAATCGACCAGCTGCTGAAGTAAGTCTTTCTTTTAAACTATTAATAAGATCATAAATAGTTCCTTTGTATTTAATCCAATCAGCTCGATATATAAACATTGGATCTTCCCTTGACAGATATTGCCATTCCAAGAAATTTGAAATTCCTGAAACATCATTGTATGCTTTAAGATTATATGTATAATCTTGATTAAACACACTTGTCCAAAATATATCAATAGTATCTCTAACAGCTTCTGCATCTGTATTATAGAGATTTTTATTCAGACGACCACCAAAACATATTACCTGATTTTCTGCAATATTTGATAAAGGAATTTTAAAAAGATAATCAGATAATCCTAACATTTGCTTGGTTCTAAGGAAACAATATCCTTTTTCAACTTTTGTTGAAGGACTAATATAAACAATAAATATAACATATGGAAATGCAAGGTTTAATTTATGATAACGCTCTCCCAAACGTCCTTCAGAAGTACTCTCCAACCATCCTTCAATTTCATATTTTGATAATAAATTCTGTGCTTTGATCTCTTCATACATAATATCAAATTTTATATTCATTGCAATTGTTCTAAATTGTGGTTGTTCTTCAATAATAAATATTTTACCACCATTTGGAAGAGGTTCAACATATCTACATCCAGGAGGGAGAATCGTTGAAGCATATGATGTTAGCTTTGAATATTTTTTAAGATATTCTTCTGTTGGTAATACTTTTAGTCGTCTTACTGGTGTTGCTTTTTTATGATCTTTTGTTGAGTCTATTTCTTGTAAATTTGAAAGTAATAAAGAAGCAAAACTACTATTTATACGAATATCATAATCTTCAAAATCATCTTTAACACGCTGCATAATTATTCCCCTCTATAAAATTTTACAAGTTTCGCAAATTCACTTAAGATTTTTATTGCGGATCTTCCTTCAAGTTTATGAGATTGATATTTTCTTGGCATTTGAGGATGATCTATATTTTCAATATACTTTATTTTGATTGAGTAATAACTTGAGACATATTCTTCCATTGGATCTCTTTCAATTGTTAGAAATGATATATCTCCTATATGTTTAGAAGGTACTCTTATCGCAAGAAATATATTAGCTCCTTTTGGTAATGCCTGATGATATTCAATTGCTTCTTTTTCTTCTTCCCAAATTTCTTTACAGATTTCTCTAATCTGTACAAGAATTTCATTTGATGGAATTTTTTTTAAAAGTTCTTCTATAATTTCTCCCATATCTAACTCCTATTTTTGAATGGTACGACTTTAAATCTTTGATCTGGTGTCTCTATCCAATCAACTCTTTCAAAAGGAACTGATCTCCAATCTTCTTTATCTAAATCATAAACATGGATTATTCCGCTCTTCTGCATCAGTTTTAATATTTTTGGCAGATTAACAGTCTTAGGATGATGTCTCTGTGGAATTTTATTAAAATCTAAAGTGCATTTCATATTTCTTGCTTCACCACTTTTTTTAGTAAATCTAACTGTAGCTTCTCCAGCATCATATAAAGTCTCCCAAAATTTTACAGCATTTCTAATAAGTTCTTCTACTGCCATTTTTATTCCCTCCTATTGACGTGAATTAAATCCTCACTTCCTCGATCTGTTTTATCAATATACATACTCATTAATAAGCATGTATGATTACATCCCAAACAATAAATCTCTTTATCTTTTGCAATTGCCTTTTCAGCAATAAATGATACCTTATCATTATCATTAATCAAATTTGGTATCTTAACTAACTTTGGAGCATGAGTACCTCTTATTCTCAAACATAATCTAATAGTTCCATCTGCATCAACGGTAATATTATGAACTCCTTTTTCTAATTCACAATCTAAATTCGATGGAAGTATTTTATAAATCATTGGAAGTAGAACATTTTTCATATGAATATCAAAATCACTATTAATCAATCGTTGAAATATTTTAGATACTTCATCACTCTGTTCAACTAATAAATTTTTATCACTCATATTCGAGAAATCATAATATGGACTTTTTGCTATATCAATAAATGTTATATCACTACTTATACCACTTACTGTTAATGCCCCAACAAGTTCATATAAATATTTTACATTATGTTTCATAACAGTTATTTCAGCAACAAGATCTTTAACACGATCTTTTAATCTTAATAGATTTACAAATCCTGCTGCACTTTTAACTATTCTATCATCTGTATTTTTCTCATTAAAGGATGGATCAACAGATGCAGTAAATCCTTGAATATAATCAACTTCTTCAAATAATTTATCAATTAGTGGACGAATCTGATCTGTATTGTTTGATATTATTGTGTAGTGAATATCATTTTCATTACAGTAATTAATAATTTGTGATAAATCTTTTCTTAAAAGTGGTTCACCTCCATAAAAGATATGAAAACAATCTGGATTATGTTTATTAAGTCTTTCCAATCCTTTTAAAACATACTCTGTGGTCATTTCATTTTTTATATAATGATCCATATTGGGATATTCTTTTGGTATGTCAGAATAATTTTTTGTAATTGAGCAATACTCACATTTGAGATTACATCTACGAGTGAGCAGCCAATTTACTAGTCTTATCATTTAACCTCCTTATGCTTTAAACTCAAGCACTTCATCTGCTTCTAATTGATCTTGATGGGTATGAGAAATTAAATATATTGATTTTCCTTTTTTCAATCTTGTCAATACTTTAGAAACATAATCAATATTCTGAATATCCAAACTATCAAAGATTTCATCAAATATTAATAGATTTACTTTCATTCCTAAATTCTTTGATTGTAAATCACCAAGAGTTAATACTGTTGCAATATCAACCAATCTTGTTTGACCACCTGATAATTGTTTTCTTTTATTTGCTCTTGTGTGAGTATCTAAAACTCTGACTGAAATTTTATCTCTCATTTCTCCTGACTTAATTGTATCCTGTGTATCAAATGAAACAATGTATCGACCATTTGACATTTGATCTAAATACTCACCCACTCTTTTATTCATAAATGGTATAGCTTCATCAATCAATGTTGATGGAATACCAGTTGGTGAATAAGCTGCTTTCCAAAATTCATTAATATCATATCTTCTTTTTGCTTCTGAAGATATCTTAATAATTGAATCAATTTCTTTTTGAAATTCAATTACTCTACCCTTATAACCATTTAATTGCGTTTCATCATATTCATCCTCTTCTAATTGTTTTATTTCTCTTAAAACAAATACCTCTCCATTTTCTGCTCCTTTTAATGATTCTTCAGCTGAATCAATTTCTTCTTTAACTTCATCAATCTCTAATTTTTTCTCTTGACATTCCTTTATAGTTTTAGTCAACTGTTCAATATGTTCAGCTGTTTTAGTTTGAAGAATTTTTAATTGTTCAGTTGCAGCATTTTCAACTTTTTTAAGAACATCTTCAAGTCTGTTCTTTATATTTTCAATGTATTCTTCATACGTTTTCTTCAATGCTTTAAATTCAACATCATAAGTAATATTAATAGTATTTTTCTTTTTTCGTTCATCAGTTATTTTTAAATCTAATAATAAAACATCATTATTTAATATCTTTATACTTTCATTACGGTCTGCTATATCAGTTTTACATTTTTTAATTTCACCTTCAAGATGCGTTTTAACATCCTCTGTGATTTCTTGAAGACAAACTGGACAAGATGATATTTCTGCTTCAAATACACTTTTATTAATTTTATCAATAAATGTTAAAACTTGATTTTTACTTCCTTCAACTACTTGGGTATTTAATTGAAGTCTATGTTTATCTTCTATTAATAATTTAATATATTTATCTATTTTTGTTTCATCTTTTCTCCACTTAACTGCTTTTTCGTCTTTCAATTTATTATATTCATCAATAAATTCTTTATTTTTTTTAGATGCTTGACTCGATAACTCATATTTTTTAAGTTCTTTTTTAGTTTTTAATTCACCTTCTTCACGTTCTTTTTCTTTTTGAGTGTTATCAAAAGATTTTTGTAAACTAGCTATTTTTATTTGAATTGTAGATGAATCAAATTCCTTTAATTTTAGTTTGGATATATTATCTTTCCAGACTCTAATAATACGATTACACTGTGCAAGCGATCTATCAAGCTCTTTCATTCTATTTAATTTATCAACTTCATATTGAATTTTTACTTTTTTCAATTCTTCTATTCTATCATTTGTTTCTCCAATTAATCCTTGATTAATTGCAATCTCTTGGATCCAGTCTTGAAGAGCTTTAAATATTATCTTCATCACAGAGTCTGCTTGTTTATAATAGTCAACATAATTATCAAGACCCAGTAGCTTTCTAAATATCTCTTTTTGTTTTGAGTCAGTTAAATCTGTAAAGAAGTCTTTTACTTTCTGTCCAAACATCAAAGTATTCATAAAACTTCTTTGAGAGCACCACAGTCTTTCAATTTCTGGAATAACTTCTTTAGAACCTGATTTAATATCAATACCATTTTTATTCAATACAACATTATTACCTCCAAATTTTGAATATCCTTGGTATCTTTTAACAAAGTATTTATCACTATTAAGAATAAACTTAACCCAAGTATAACAATTTTTTTCAACAACGTTATTAATAACGTCATCTCCTTTTAATCCCTTGCTAGTTATTCCAAATAATGTAAAAGGTATTGCATCTAGTGCCATTGTTTTACCAACACCATTGGGTCCTGTTAATAATGTAATGTTATCATTTTTAAATGGTAGAATCATTGGATCAATATATGGTCCATAATTCTCCATTCCAACTTCATAAAGGTCTATTTCTCTCATTGATTCACCTCACAAGCATCAATTATTTGAAGTCCTATTTCTAAATATTCTTGTATTTGATTTTCTGGAATTTCTTTTATTTCAAGATATCTTTCTAATTTTTCTTTTTGAGACATTGTACTTGTAATGCCCCTATCAGTCACATCAGTTTCAGTTTTATCAATAACATTATAATCTTCAAATCCTGAAATATCAACCTTTTCTGTTTGTAAAACTTTAATATAATCTCCTCTATCATATGCATCCTTTGCCATCTTCATAGCTTCTTCTTTATTTTTAGATGTCAATTCGACTTCAATAAATTTTTTATAACCTTTTGTTAAAACTGATTCTACTTTTAATGTATCTGTATCAACGATTAAAAATCTTTTTTTATCTCCTTTCTCTCCCCAATCTAATTGAGTTGGTGATCCTACATAATACATTGAAACATCTTTTTCAATTATTTCTTGTGGTTTATGATAATGACCCAATAGAGCAAGTTTGTATCTCGATCTTAAATCAGTCATATTAATCTTTGAAACAATACTTATTCCTGAATTTAATATGCCTTCACTAAGTCCAAAATGAGATATTAAAATATCTGCTGAACGATGTTTAACTTGATCAGCAACCTTTGTAGAATAAGGAATAAATAATATATTGTCTTGTCTCTTTGGTTCTTTAGTTACCCATTCAACATTTGGAACACTTTTCAATGATCTTAATGCAGAAACAGCGTCATCGCCCTTTCCAGATAAATCATGGTTTCCATCAATAACCCAAAAATTCATATTTTTATATTCATTAAAAAACTCAAGCATTATATTTTGAGCTAATGCATAAATGATTGACTTACCGTGAAGTATATCACCACCAATTACTAAAGTAGAAATATCATTTTCTAAACAATGCGTAACCATTGAATCTAAAGCATGAACTATTCCGTGTAGTCTTTCTGGTAGACCTGATTCGTGATTAATTGGATCTTGCCCATATCTTGATAGATGTATATCTGCTGTAATTGCAAATTTCATTTATATCTCCTCTTCTAATATTCTCTTTAAAACTTTGGGTAATACTCCTTGTATAATATCAGTTCCTCCATTGTCTATCTCTGATAAAATATATTTATAGCGATAACATATCTTAACTATAATATGAAATAATTGTGGATTGATACCATGTTCTCCATAATACCAAATATGACCTCCCTCCTTCAGAATTTTTATATATTCAAGCATCTTTGGAAAGAGTTCTTTATTTGAAATTCCTATATCATGAAACGATGTATCATTATTTATTTGTATTGCTTCTCCACGACTAGGATGAAAATTATGAGGAATACAAACTGTATATGTTATTGCATGACTACTCATTTTTCCTCCATTTTTTCTTTCTCATGTATAAATCCATATACCCTCTTTTTCTACTTCCTTTTCTTTCTTGTTGATAAATTCTACAAATAAATTACATGCGGTATCTTTAAAAACTGATTTAGAACACATTAGTTGAACAATACATATCTGACAAGGACTATCGGTTAGCTTTGTCATATAATAGTAAAAATACATTGATTGTTTTTCACGGATAAATTGTATTGGTCCTTCATCGGTTAATTTCATTCTTTCTCCATTACGTCTTTTTCTTTCTTTTCAATAAATTCAGTAAATAAATCACATGCGCTATTGTCAAGAAATGATTTAGAACATAATGCTTGAACTAAACATATTTGACAAGGACTATCTTCTAATTGAGTCATATAATAAATGTATTGTATTGGTCCTTTCTCTATATCAACCGCATTTTTCATAATGAATCTCTGGACCCTCCACTCCTATAGCAATTAAAAATTCAAACATATCAAAATTATCCATTGACGTTGAACCCTGAATTGAATGCTTTGATTCAAATATTGTCCATCCTGTACGTTCATTAACATAACTAAACTTATATGAGTCATCCTTTTTCATCAGATAAAGAGCTGTTTCAATATGATCTCTTATCATCATCATCTGTTGTTCAGTTAAACATGACTTTGGTATCATAAAAGAAGCTGATGAACTATTGGTTGTAAAATCTATTTTGATTCTCATTATACTTTTCCATTGATAATTTCATATGCACGTTCTTGATCTAGTTGAATTATTTTATCCTTTGTTGCTAGAAGAAATTGAACTGGCCACCCCTTTTTATCATAAAATTTAATTCGATTGTGCATTGTCCTTGACATTTCTCTACAACCATAATCTATCATATCAATTATTATTGGAGTCTTTTTATTTGGATGATTTCTGGTAACTCTGCCAGTCAATTGCTCAATATTTGTAATTGGTGAAGTCATAATAACACAATCTTTTTGTGGAACATCAATGCCATCTCTACACTTACCTGGTGTTGCAAATGTCATTTTATATTCTAACTGATCTAATTTAGCTGATCCACAAAATTTTGATTTACTTTCTGATGGTAACCAGTTATAAAGTTCTTCAATCAATTTAATTCGTTCCGAGATACATATTAAATCTCTATTTTCTTTTAATTTTATTAATAATCCTTTTATAACTCTCATAAATGTTTCAGATTTTTTCATTAAATTAAAATATCTTGCTCTTTGAAAATCACCACCCCATCTAATATAAGTATATCTTTTGGGAGTATCAATTTGATAATCAAGTAGTATAGCAGTTACTTTTGCGCCCATAGTCCCTTCTATATCATCATCAGAAAAGATTTCTCCCAAGTGATATTCAATTATATCTCCATTACCATCATATCTATATGGAGTAGCACTTAATCCATATGCATATTTTGATGGCATATGGATAGAACATTCTGAAAATGTTGGAGCTCCAACTGATGTATGAACCTCATCAGCAATAAAGATTCCAATATTTGCTTCATTCAGTGCTGTTAAAAATTTAGTTCTATTTCTTTTTAAAAGAGATATAAATGTTTGTGTTGTAGCAACAATTATTGATTTATCTAAATCTTTTTCAAAGGTTGCTGATGTTAGTCTTGCAACTTCTTCATCTTCAAGATTAGTAAATGATTTTATTCTTTTTTGCCATTGTTCTGCTAATGCATCTCTATGAACTAAAATAAAACTTTTCTTTTTTCTGACTGCAATAGTATGGATTGAAACAACAGTTTTACCAACACCAGGAGATAATTGAAGAATACAATTTTCAGAATTTAGCATTTGTGCCATTGCTCTTTTTTGTGCTTCACTTCTTGGAACAATGTTATGTTCAATTTTAATATCTGCTCCCTCATGTCTTATATCCTCTATTTGAATATTAGATATATAATCTTTGATAGGAAAACATCTTGGTATCATTAAATAGTCATCTGATTCTAAATAAAAAATATTTGTATCATAGGTAGAATTTTGAAAATTCTTTATTCTTCTTATAAGATGGTTTACAATCATTCGATAAAATTGATGTTGTTTATATTTTTTTGGAATGAGTAAACCAGATCTTTTAATAATATTCATACCTTTCTCCTCATGCTGTCAATAAATTTGTTGGATCAAATTTATATTTAACTATTTGTTTTACTTTTATTCCTGAATCTGGTTTTTGTAATGAATCGAAATTAAAAATATCATCTTCTTTAAGATATTTTTCTCTTAATTCATTAAATTTATCATATAAAATTTTATTTTCTATAATAGTAAGATTTAAAATATACTCCATTTTTTTATCATAGAGATTAAATATTGATTCTACATCTTTCTTTTTCATAATTTCATCATCAATGTATCTTGATAATGAATAAAAATTATATCTATAATTTTTATAACTAGTATTAGTTTTGAAATTCCAACAACCATCATACATACCAGTAAATATAATTGAATTTTCTATAGTTAGAAGATACTGCTCACAAAATTTTACTAGTTTATCATAGGAAATAATTTTTTTTCTTTCTCTAATGTCATCCATTTTTTTTAATATTCTAAACAATCCATATTGAGAAGTATTCATGACCATTCCTCAGAGTAAGTTGCTTTAGAATTTTCATTTTCATAAACTGTTACATAATCAAGTCTAAAACTATATGGTGTAAAAATAGCTTTTAATTTTAAAAATAATTGTTCTGATAGTCTTTCAGCTGTTGGATCATAATTTTTATTATCAAACTTATGTGCTCGAAGATTTAATTTTTCTGTTAATGGTCCTAACCATTCTAAATCAGTTTTATTGACTAATAATGCATGATCATAGGAATCAATTATATTATTTACCAATGATTTTAATTCTGAAAAATCAATGAGCATATCATTCTCATCTAACTCAAAATTTGCTATTCCAACAAGGATTGTAAAATTATGACCATGAATTGATGAACATCTTCCTTTATGTTTGCTCAATCTATGTCCAATGGGTATTGTAAATCTTTTTTCAATACGAAACATATTAATATCCTCCATTATTTTAACTTAAGGAAATCATCATATCCCTTTAATACGTATGGAACTATTTGTTTGATTAGTCGATTTAGTTGATTCATTTGATTGTTTATTTCATTTGTATCTATATCTAATGTTAATAACTTACTTATTTTATATTTATTCATTAATTCTTTAGCAATTTTTTTAGATACATCTGTTAATCTTTTAATTTCATCTAATATATTTTCTTGTGATAATTTATTCGAAACTCCACTTGCGATAACTGGTCTAATTTTTCTCAATGCTTCATATTCTTTAATAAGTTGAGCATGTCTTTCAATTTCTTGCCTGATCATTATTTCTGTTGTTTTACAATAAGCAGAATATGTATCTAATAATAATTGATCTATTGATTTATGTACTACTCTTTGATTTTCATTTGTATTAACTGTTATAGTTTCAAATGAAATTGAACCATTAACTGATTCTTTTAAATCTTTTACAAATCTTCGATACATTATATCTCTATTTCTATTTTTCAAAACTTGAAATACAATTTGTGTATCTGTTACTGATAAATCTGTAAATCCAATATCAGCGTTTTCAAAATGTTTTGAAAGTCTATTTAAAATTGTTTCAAATCTCTTTCCAGGTGGCCACGATTTTAATATAGCTTTATTTCTTGTGGGTTCTTCTTGAATTATTCCCCTCACATCAATTTTTGCTTTTCCAGTTGTCAACAATTGTTCTAATGTATCATTACCTGATAATATTACACAGTCGGTAATTGGTTTAATTGTGGGTTTTGTTTTTCGTTTATTTAGTAACCATAATAATCTTTTATATAAATCTTTAACTTCATAACAAGGAATAAATGTTTTATATCCAAATCCAATACCTTGAGTGTATTCTTTTCCCATCAAACATACTGGAAACATTGTTGGAAGATAAGCTGGTTCTTTATCATCAAGTTCCGTTTGAATCCATGGAACATATTTGACCAGCTTAAATGCCAGGTTTAATGTATAGTCATTTATTTTACATTCTGTATATCTTGGAGCTGCTGGTCCAACAGTTTCAATTCCAACGTTTGTACCAAAATTTCCTTGACCTGTTAAGAATCCTTGTTTAACTAATTGAACTATTGTTCCATAGCATTCTCCGTGTGGATGATAATGACCACAAGTATAAGTGTCAACTTGTCTGCATTTAGCAAATTTAGTTCTTGCAATTTTAAATGCTGATAATAAAACTCTTCTCTCAACGGGTTTTAATCCATCAAGATCTAAAGGGAAATTTCTGTAATTTGAATATGTCCCGTATTCTCTGTAAAGGTTTGGAAGATTTCGATCCATTTCCATCTCCTAGTTTTGGAAAATTTGGTATAGCATTTGCAATCTTTGATGAGTTTAAATCCTCTCCAACTGTTACTCTCAATGGATCAAAGATCATTTTATCTGATGAAGAAAATCCAACTACTCTGCCCCTTTCACAATCAAGAATATATGAGTAATCTGTTGAACGACTATCTTCCCATGTCCATGGCCACATTTGATCTGTATGTCTAATCTTTTCAAGAAATTCACTCAATTGTTCTGCAAACATTACAGGGTTAATTTGTGCTAACAACGTGATTGGCATATGCCAGGGTTCACCATCATTATATATACTACCCATCCACGTCATATCTCCCTTATTATCAATATAGAAATCTGCTCTTGTTCCCATTATTAAACTCCTATTTAAATGTTAACTCTTGATAAGATTACATTCTGGATAACCTTTTTTTCTTTTTGGAGTATTCAATATTTTAATACTTTTACTATTACCCCAACCACAACATAATTGGTTTTTATCATTCATTATACAGAAGCTACAGTTGTCACACTGTTTTGTTAAGGTTTTTTGCCTCATGTGATATTTTCCTTATTAAACATTATTATTGGTTGTTCGGTGATAGGTTTAATTTTTTGAAACTCTTCTACAATCTGAAACACTTCAGGTAGGGGTGGTGTATATCGATCCATCATAAATCCCCTATTAAATCTTTCTTCCATAGATATACTCTCTTTTTTAATTTTATGTAAGTGATATACTACATCTGAAAATAATGTAAAAACTACATTTTCTTTTAGTTCATTTTTGCTATCATCGTTCCATTCTCTTACACCATAAATTTGATCTATTGTGCATAGGTTTGGATTGAAGTCTTTTGAAATTGAACCACCTCTTAATATATCTACTACAAATGCATATAAACAGTCTGTAGAAAATCTTTTTAGTTTTAATTTTATATCTTCCCCTCTCCCTCGCATAGTTTTATCAGCATATTTTTTATTTTCTATAATTACAAATGGAATAATTTCTTTCTTTTTAGTAATCATAGAATCTATTAACATACCAATAACAAAATCTGCATCCATTGTTTCAAAACACAAATTGTCTTCATAAAAGGCATTAAAATTAAGTTCATTATATGGTTTTATATATGAACTAATACAAATTGTACGAGTTCCACAGACTAAAGGTGGTTTAACAATAGTATTAAAAAGATAGTACATTGTTTCCTCAAGAACTGAAGGATATAATTGACTTTGTCCATTGTTTCTTATCTTATCAAATATTTCTTGATGCCAGAAATCTATATAATTATTTGTATATTGAATAATTTGTTTTAAGTCATTTTCATTAGTGATAGTAACTTTGAGACAACTATTTTTCCAAATTATATAAGCTGATTTTAGTTGTTGTAATAATGGTTTTTCTTCTGGATGACCTTCTGAACGTCTATACAATTTATTACCATGTGGAAATGTTCGTATAATTTGAATTACTTTTCCCTTCATTATTTTTTCCTTTCAAAAATCTAAATGTTTTTCGCGAATAAATTCAAAATTAGCTTTAAAATTAGCAATGATAAGTTCTGATTTCTGTCCAGATAAATCTTTATTAACTTGAGGTCGATTTGCTGCTTGATATATTATATCTAAATTTCTAATTTTAAATTGTGAGTACAAATTTCTAATTTCTGGAGTATCATTATAAGAAAGTATAAATTTTCCTTCAAATTTATTAGAGAGAATATATGCTAAATCTTTATGCTCTTGTTCATTAAATGGTTCTTCATATCCTTCAACTCCATAATAGGGTGGATCTAAATAAAATAACCATTCCTTGCCATTGTATTTATTAAAAAATTCTCTAAAATCCAAATTTTCTATAACAACATTCTGCATCCTGTTTGTAAATTTTTCAACAATATCAGGTAATCTTGCATGAAATCTATTTGGATTTGTACTCTTATCTCTCTTAATAAATGTATTCATATCTGCGGCAAACGAATTACAATAAACATAATAATATTTTACTGCACGATCAAATGGATCAAGAAGATGTAAATCTATATCTTTATATTCATCAAATGTTTCTCTTGCTATAATATCATATCTAAATCTATTTACAAATTCTCCAGGAAAATCTCTAATGATTCTAAATAAATTTATAACATTTCCATCAATATCATTGAATATTTCTATTAGAGATGGTTCTTTATTTAATAGAATCCAAGCAGCACCACCAAAAACTTCTCCATAAAATTTATGTTGACGAGGAAAGATATGTCTAATATATCTTACTAATCTACTTTTTCCACCTTGTCTAGATATAACACTATAAATCATATTTTACCTCTTACTAATTTTTATCAGAATATTTTGACTTGGGTATATATATATATTTATCAATAGTTCGATCATCAATAACTCTTGTTTCTATACCTAAATTTGCAACTATTTTTTCATTAGAATCAACGTTATAGTTTAATTTTTCTAATATTTTTATTGTTCTTGCTAAATTTTCAAAAGTTTTTTCAGAGGGTTCATAAATAGGAAAGTTTACATCAGTTATAGTAGCATAATTTAAGTCTGTAGAAAATTTAATTGAGAAAAAAGATGATACCCATATAAAGCATTCAGATTTTTTTAATTGATTTCCTATCCATTGTTCGGTCCATTGTATTGCTCTTTTATCAGGAATCCATGTTGAAGACTCTTTAATTTTTTCAATATCAAGACCCATTTTTTATTCTCCTTTGTTGTTTTATCTAGTTACCAACTTTCTTTTTTCTTCAGCGCTCGAAAATAGTTTAATTAAAGATTCAATATCATGACTGTATTCAACTCGAGTTAGATTTCTTGTAGCTTCATCTAATAAACTTATCTTTAATTCTGCAGGATTCATCTCACCTAATCCTTTATATCTTTGAATAGTTCTTCCCGCTGTTCTTGCTTTTTCTAATTCTTCTTCTGACCATAATGGAATAAATGCTTTCTTCTCATTGATTGCAAATAGTGGAGTTTGTGCTATATAGTATCTTCCCTCTTTAATAACATCAGGTAATAATATTCCCATAACCATTGTTAATAGACAAGCAATATGTGCTCCATCATGATCTGCATCTGTAGCACATATAATTTTACTATATCTCATTTTAGATATGTCAAAGTGAGGACCAATTCCTGCTCCAATTGCCATGACTAATTCCCCGACTTCTTTATTCTTGAGGATATTCTTTTTAACTGTAACGTTTGGAATTGATTTTCCTCTCAATGGTAATACAGCATGTAGATTTGGATTTCGACTTTGAATGATTGAACCTCCTGCTGAATCACCTTCAACAACAAATAACTCACCATTTCTACTTGTACAATCCCTGAGCTTTGTAAATTTTGTTGATGCTCTTCTTCCACCTGTTCCATTCATTGATAGTTTTTTAGCATCAAGTTTTTTTCTATAAGATTGAAATCTCTCTAAAAATTCATTAATCTTTGATGAGTTATTATTTGCAAATACTTCTAATTGATATTTACAATCTCTCATAAACCTATCAAAATAAACTCTTCTATTTGTTAATTTATCTTTTGTTTGTCCAGAGAATTTTGGTTCAACTAAACTCAACATTAGATATGCTCTCAATCCATATAATACATCGTTGGGTTGAAATTTATAATCTAGCTTTTTTGCTTTAGCTGTAAAGAAATCTCTAAGTAAATCATAGAAACAATTTACATGACTCCCTCCTCCTTCTACTGGTAACAAGTTAACTGATGATAATACTTTGGGAGATATTGAACCTCCATTTTCATATGCCATCATTATTCTGAATCTTTCTGGTTTGTGTTCAGAATTTAAAAGTAATATTGTTTGCGCCACACCTGTTGATAAACAATTTTCCAGGAAATGCTGTTCTAAACTTAATTTAATAATTTCTTTCTCATCATCTACTTGTAGTATGAATGTTATCTTTTTATCCAATTCAGCAGATGCTGTGATTAATCTTTTTCTTATTCTATCTATATTCGGAATTAAAGTTTCAAAGAATTTTTTATCTGGCATAAATTCAATTTTTGTTGAAAATGGTGAGTCTCCATTTGGTTCAATTACTTTACTTTTTAACTTTGCTTTTTTAAAATTGAATATAGCATGCTTACCATCTCTATATATTTCAATTTTATACTGACTGCTCAAAGCATTAACAGCTACTAAACCAACACCATGAAGACCTGAACTTATTTCATATGCAGTTTTCTTATCTTGAAACTTCGCTCCCGAGAATAGTTTAGATGAAATAATAATAGGGACATCCTCTGTTATTGGGATGCCCCTTCCATTATCTAATATACTGCAAATATGTTTTTTAGTATTAATATTTACAGCTATAATTGTTGCATAACCTGCCAATGCTTCGTCGAGAGCATTGTCAATTGCTTCTTCAACGAGGTGAGTTGGATCCGTGGTTGACCCAATATACATACTTGGATTCAACCTAATATGCTCAAGCTCTTCTAAAACTCTAATGTCTTTAGAATCGTAAGATTTTGACATTCTATCCAAATCCTCCCGTTAAATAATTATTAAATTCTTATTACATATCCAGTTTTATTAATTTTATCTGGACTTCCACTTGGAGTTATAACCCAAATGATTTTTTTTGGTAATAACTTTCGAGGTATTGTATTTATATTTTCACAATGTCCATCTGTAAATACTAGGCAGACATCAACTTCTAATTCTCTACATCTTTTCAAACCAGGATATAATTCTGTTCCACCTCTTCCTTTTGCTTCAAATCTAATATCTCTAATTTTCTTGGGTTGATACTCACTTTCAACTACTGTATCAACTTGCATCACTGTAACATGACAGTGTCTATCTTTTTCTAATATATTTTTGACTCCAGAGAGACCTTCTGCAATCCATTCTATTGTCATACTTCCTGATGTATCAATCACGATACCTATTTTGAATGTAAAGTCTCTAGTTCTTCCTGGAAAAGGTGAGATTTCTGGTATACCATCCTTTGTTCCAATTACAAATACATAACCTCTCTTTCGATTAACTTTTGTATGTGACCTTTTGAATTTAGATAATCTGCTTCCTTTAATAAGTTTTTTAATAAGAGCATAATATGGAACCTTTGGAGGTCCTAATGCTTGCTCAACTAACTCACGTATATGTGCTGGCAAATTTCCTTTATCTCTTGAAAAACTTTTAACAGATTCTCTTATAATATCTGTAATAAAACTATCTATCTTTCTTGATAAAGTGCTTGGATCACCAGCTTTTGATAAACCTTTTGACCATTCTGAATGACTATCTAATATTTTAAATATCTTTTTCATTTCCTTTGCAAATTTTTCCATGTCGTCTTTATTCTTTTTTAATAACTCATAATAGTAAAATTCAGCAGTTTTATTTTCTGGAAGTCCTATACTTGCTGGAAATATAAGTGGCCAAGGTTCTCCATCTACAATAAGATCATCTTCAAATTGTGCTTGGTGATTAGAGGCAGCATCAGCTGCTAGATTCCATAAATCTATTTTAATATGTAATTTAGTTATATCTGTTTCATCTGCAATAATTCTTATTAATCTTGCTATATGTTTATTTAATAAATGCATACCTTCGTGCTCAAGAATTTTTGTGAGATTCTTTTCATCTGTTCCATCAACTAACTTAGGATGATACCATAAAGTTATAGTTCCATCCATTTCAGGAGCTACTCCCATAATGGATGGAATATTTTCAGATGGTTTTCTTCTTATTCTGGAAAACAAATACCCCCAGTAATTATACTTGAGAACAAATTTTGCAAATAACTCTTTAAATCGTTGGTGTGTTTGTTCACCTGGCATACTGACTCCTTTATATTAGTTTTATTCTAGTCCAAGTCCAACCAGTGGATCATAGAATTCTCTTTTGTATTTATGTGATTTTTGAGTCAATATTACGTGGAGTTTTGTCATGTATTGAAATGATTTTGATGATCTTTCATATTGATCTATTTGAGACATAAACAATGCTGCTGTATCAACAGGCATTAATAATAGAAATTCAATAACATTTTTTAGATTATCACTTTGATAGGAAGGCATTGTGGTAACCATAAAGGTTCCAAAACTTGTCATTAGTTCACCAAGTTTAGAATTATCGTTATTTTTAATAAGATTCTTTATCTGTTTTTCTACTTTATTAAAATTATAGAAAATATCTTTTGGATTAATATCTCGTTTATCTCTTGCAAATTCTAAAAATAATCGAGTTTGATTAGTGTTAATTAAACCAGAAGCTTTAGGTTCAAACTTATCAAAATCTATTTTTCCATGTGCTATTTCCATTTTCCAGAGATGATCTGAAATCTTTTCCCAACTTGCAGGATTAGCATAAACTGCACCAACCTTTTGGGATTGCCAATCATAAACTCTTTCTGGATGTGTCTGAATATACTCAATGACAAATGGATGAAAATCTTTTTTAATAGCATAGTCAAGAAAATCTTTAGCACTTACTTCTGTATAAACGTGAAGATTTCGACGAAGACCTGCAGCATCCTCAATAATATCCATTGAATATTCAGAGTCATCTGGATTATCAATTGATATAACAAACCAATGTTTTGGAAAGTCATATCTATGAATTGAATATTCATTTTGAACTTGCCATAATAATTGTTGTAATGCATGATCGCCACGACCACACTCATCTATGACAAACAAACCATATGTATCATCACCTTCTGGAACGAAGTCTGAATACAACATTTTGAATTTTTCATTTCCATTATTAATAACAGGAAATGGAATTATAAAATCATCCCTTGATAGAACGGGAGCTTTTATCATAATAAGTTGAAATGGAATACCCACTTCTTCTGATAGTTCTTCAACTATTTGATAGCATATTTGAGTCTTTCCAACACCTGCTGGTCCAATAATTCGATAGCATTGTCTATCAACATCTCTTCCTTGTTGCCAACAAATCAGAGTTGATTTAATATCATCTTTAAGTAATTCTTTAATTCGACTAATAGAGAGGACCGAAATATTTAGTTTTTCATAATATTTTTGTTCTTGTACTGGGGTATTTTGACTTGGCATTCAAACTCTCCTTGATACAAAGTTTAATTAAAGTTTATTTATTTTTAATTTTCCATATGAAAATTCTTTAATATCATCCCCAAAAAATATAAATTCAGAATCTCTAATAAAATCATTTATGTTTGGAGTATCATGTTCATTTATTGTAACTTCGCCACAGATCTTACAGTTATACATTATTTTATTTACTCCTCCACTAAAATATTCTCTACCTTCTTCATAGAGGAAAGTATCTAAAAAAGAATTTTTTCCAAATAAAGAGACAAGACGATCTGCATTTCTATCACCAATTCCATCTTGTATAATAAAATCTGATCTATATTTTTTTATAATTGAAACACTTAATTCTTTTATTATCATTCCACATTCACATTTTAATTCAAACGTTTTCATTAGAATGATTCCTCTCTATTTTAAAACTCAATTTTATCAAAGCTAAATGTTTTTTCTGAAGGTGGAGGTGTTTCAGCAGATGTTTCAGCAGGTTGTTCTGTAGATTTTGGATCAGCAGTATTTGATTCATCAGGAGCTGTATGATCCGTTTCTGGAGCATCCATTGCTAGAACACCATCAGGTCTTGCTGGTTTTCGTTTTTTACTCCAGTCAAATTTTTCATTAAACTTTTCCATAGTCTTTTTAGTAACGTCTAATACATTCATTACAGATTGATTATCTAATTTAGGACCTTTTTCTAATACAAAAACATTTTTATCACCATATCTTGTAGTGGTTTGTCCCATTGTAATTCGAGTGACGTGACGTTTATTATTCACAACTACTCTTTCAAATTCTTGACTCTGATCTGTAACAGGTTCAAAAATAGGAGATAATTCTAATTTATACATTTCATCAAGATAACCTGATATATTTCCATACTTTACCCCTTTACCCCTTAGAAATATAAATGTGGGTTTTCCTTCTGAATCTGTAGCTGGTGTTCCATCAGGATTACAATAAACTCCTGCAACAAGAATTTGTCCTCTACAAGGAGCACAGAAATCAACGAGAGCTCTTTCGGAAGCTGTTGCAGGACAAGGTCTTGGTCTTCCATCTTCAAGTTGAGTTGTTCCAAACCATGGTGCAGGACCATTCTTATATGAGAAGCAAGAGAACATATCTCTAGTTCCTTTCTCTGGTTCTCTAACAAGTATTGGTTTTGTATGAGTAATAATCATATTAACTTCAGTTAGATTATATTCCAATCCTCTAATTTGTATTTTACCTGCTATTTCTTCTATATTAATATGATTCTTTCTTGTAATACCAGCAATGTAAATACTCTTGAAAAATTCTTCTTCTGGTGGTATTGATTCTGTTTGTCCTTGAAATCCAACTCCTTGTAATTCTCCATACTCTTCAAATCCAGTCATAGTTCTCTTTCCTCCTATTAAGTTTTACCTGTTTGGAAACAGGCACCAGTTTTGCCCATGTCTATCTGCGGGTATTGTCACTATTGTAAATTCATTATTAAACCAACAACTCATATGTACATCTAATAATTCTGATGATATAAAATTACAAACTTTATTATATATTGGAAGATTTTGTAATTTTGGATCCTCAACTGTTATAGGATTTATCCTTCTTACTTTTGAATCTGTTATGTCTCCTGATATTAATTTAGGATGTGGACAGTAAATAATTACTAATTTATTTTCAATCATTCGATAGATTTCATTTTGATAAAGATAAGTATATGTATCCAAATCAAATGCAACTGAATTAGCATTCAACACTCTACGAATTGATGTATGTTGGCGACAAAGTAGTCCTTCATCTTTTCTCATTTTACATCCTTCGCAATTCTCGGTATCTAAATCGAATTTAAACTTTGGATTGAAATTTTGATCTATTGCTTCCAAAAAATAACTCATAATTCTTCTTTTATTTAATAAAAATTTAATAAGTGCAACAGGATAAACCTCTGCTCCTAATTGTTCAATATATCTTTCAGTTGAAACTCTTCGCATGTATCTATCATTTAATAAACTCATTAATTAGCTCCCAATGTAAAAAAATTTAGAACAACAAAACAGAAGATTAAATAGCACCCCTGCCATTCCAATGACCTGTGGTATTTGCTAATAGTCTTAATAATAGTTAAATTAATAACTAAAATTAATAACTAAAAGCAAATACCACAGGTCACCGAAATGACAGGGGTGCGTCTTTTAGGGTTCATATGAACCATAAAGACTAAAAGCGAATACCACAGATCATCGAAACAATCAGGGTGGTTCTTTTAGGATTCTTTAGAATCGTATTTCTTCTCAACTTCGAGTGGGATTTTTATTCCACACGCTTGAGCGATAGCGACGATGATTTTAGGAGCAGTAGATGGACTTTGTATAAATGCCACTAATCTTCTCCTTATTTTTTTGATTAGTCTCTCAAGTTCTTGATTATCCATTACATCACTATAGAAAGATATATTGGTTTATCTTTTTGAGTAATCAAATCTCCACCGCTACCACCTGATTCACTGTTTAATAATATAATATTAATATCTTCAACTTTTTCTATAATAGTTGAAGTTGTTTTCAAATTAATAGTGTCTAATTTTTTAATAATGTTTTGACGAATACCATCTGTATAAGTATCGCCAACTAAAGATATCTGATCAATATCTTTTGGAAGTTTTGGAAGTTTCAATTTAGCTGGTTTAATTATATTTAATTTTTTACGTCTTAATAATTCAGCTCCATAACATCCACGAATTAATAATTTCCAGTAATAATACCAATGTGAAAGAGTTGGCATAACTTCTATACCAACAATGTTATCTGTAAATAATATAATAGCACCGATTTGATTTAATACAGGTTCAAATTCAGCGGAGAATGTTTCAAGAGATTTCTTTATTTCAGGATCATCATAGAAATATCTTAGATGGGCACTTGAGAAACGAGGAGATACATCAATAGTACCTTTCAACCATGCTGTAATTTCTGGCCATAATTTATCATAACTTTTTTTATTTCTTATATCTAATGGAATAAGTTTCTTACGAAGCTGAACAGGCAAGATATCATATTCATTATTTTCTTCACCTAGATATCCACCTTGACTTGATTCAATACAGCAAGCATTATTGAATGTTTTTGATTTTTCAGCTTTAACCACTCCTGATCCTGCCATTGCGTGATCCTGTGCACTCAATCCTCTCACCATAATATTATTGGGAATGATCGCAGGAGATTCCTTATCTAAATTCTCATAAATCATGGAACCATAAGTGTTTGTTCGTCTGAATTTCAATGAAAATGGTTCAGCAACTTGTCCTAAATCTTCACTAATTAAGGGCACTACTGTCATTTCATCCACAACTTGAACGGTTCCAGCATTAAGATTTGTAAATCCTAATGTTTTCAATATTGACATATTTTTGGATCCTCCCTTTATTGAAGTAAATTTCTATATTTTGAGATTAATATTTTTTTAACCATTTCCTTATCCTCTACAAGTCTAGAAAAAATAACTTCTGTTTCTAAATACTTATAGTTTCCTACTGGCATAGATTTAATATCATCTGCTAATTTTCTTGTTGAACCATTAACAGATGAAGCTGAAAATACAGGATTGATATGAGTTACTTTGAACTTATATCCATTCTTTTTTAAGTGATCATATACGTGTTTGAACATTCCTTTGATGGTGTTTTCATAACCATCTGAAATGATAACTATATTTTCAACACCTGTTTTAACAGCTTTGATCAATCCTCTCCATAAATCTGTACTATTGCAAGGAACTACAATTTCTGGAAAATCATTACCTTCCATTTTAGCTGTTTCTCCTCCAACATATATATACTCTCTTATATTTTTGAGAGTTGCAGTAATAGATAGTCCAGTTAGAAATGGATGCATTGGTCTTTCATCACTTCCCATCATTGAATGTGAAGCATCCATAACTACTACACATTCTCCAATATCTATTTTAGGAAGTTTGCCTGCAACGTGATCAATGGCATATAATATTTTATTAAAATCCTCACCATCATTGTTTTTGATTTTAAAATATAGAAATTTAAATAAGTCATAGATATCTTGTTTTTTATAATCAATATCTATCTTTGTTCCAGCTCTTTTAGCTGCTGCCTGTCCTTGAATTCTATCCTTTTGTGATTTGGTAGTTTCATCTTTTAATTCAGATATAGGAATGTTAACTTTATATAAATTCCTCATACCCATGACTGTTCTTTCTGGCATGCCCTTCATTAATTTTTTAAATTCTGTAATATTTTTCTCTTGTGCTGCGTTTCGAAGTTTATAATATTTTTCAATCATTGGAAAGTAAGCTCCCACAGTTGGAATATCCATATTGAATATATGAAGAACTACAGGAAAAGAATGTCTATTATATTTTCCAATGAATTTTTCAAATGATTTTTTGTCACCACCAAGAATTTTTGCTAGATCTTGTTTTCCAAGAGCATGTGTAATCAGCGTTTGAAGTTTGCCTTTATAATTCACAGCAAGATTATCAAGATTATTATTATCTCGATTGAATATAAATTCTAAAATCATTTTTCTTGTTCTAGAATTATTAACTTTACTGTGCCCTTCTGCTCCTGTTAACATTAATAAATTTTTCAATGCTCTTGGAGTTCTCTCCTTATAAAGAGCATAGTTTATAATATCCTTCTCAAAATGGGAAGGTAGGTTATCTAATACTGGAAGTTTGGATTCCTCTAATGGATTCGATAATAAGATGTGAGACATTGATCCCTTTGCAAAACCTGTTCCATTTAACAACATTAGCAAAGAAAATAAAGTTCTATCATATTTAAATAGACTTTCCCACATGCTATTGATGGCATTATATTGCTCATCTTTTCCTTCATAATAAGCTCCCTTTGGAGCAAACTGCAATATACCTGAATCAATTAATCCTAACTCTCCTGGCACTTTAGATCTCCTTTCCCTTTAAATGTTTCTGACGACGTAAAGCAATTATAACCAATGTTTTAGAATAAAAGAATCTTTCATCAATTTCCTTTCAAAAAAATGGAAGTAAATGTAATCTTAACACTATGCAGGTCTGAAATCACATTAAGTCCATTTAGAAAAGATGTGGGGTACTATTAGTATAGGTTTAGAACCCCGAATAGGTTTTTTTCTATACTGAGTGACCCCACAAAGTAAAACCTGAAAGTAGTAATTGTAATTGATGATTTTCCAATAAATCTGAAATTACAAAAAGTCTTTCAGGAAAAATGAGATGAGAAGTAGTTTATGTAGGACAAAGGTATTACAAGGACTAAGTGTGTATTAAACACTTGCTTCTGTATTCTGAAACCACATATAGTCTTCTCATCTGAAAGTTGTGTTTCTAAGAAGTAATAGGTGTAATTTGGATGCATCGATCTGGAATTACACAAAGTCTTCTTAGAAAATTTTGATAGGTCTGGAAAGTAGCAGATGTAAGTTACAGGGAGTTGAACCCTTGCTTCTTATTAATAGTAAGATGCTGTACCAACACAGCTCGGAAATCACATAAAGTCTTTCCAGATAAAAAATAAAAATTCTAAGAAGTAAGAAATGTAATATGAGGGACTCGAACCCTGACTTCACATTTATAGTATGATGCTGTACCAACACAGCTCTGGAATCACATAAAGTCTTCTTAGAACTTAAAAACTAAACAATTTTCTCTTTATCAGTTATTAATATATATAGATGTATTTTTTAAAATGAATTAAGTAGCGTCAACCATAATTGGTTTCTTTGCATCATCTAAATCTATAATGATATTATTTCCTTCAAATGAATCAGTTGTATTCTTAATAAGTTGTTTAATATGTGATGGCATATATTGTTCAACTTGATACAATTGTAGTCCACGTTTGAAGTTAAAAGCTATACCGTCATGAGTTTCAGATACTTCGATTAATTCAGATTTTGGAGCTTTTAAGACAACCACTCCCTTTTTAATTGTAATTGTTGCTTCTCCCATTCTTTTCTCCTTTTATTCATAAAGTTCAGAAATTATTTCTACTTTATATCTCCTACTCATTAAACTAAACCATTCAATGAACTTCTCTTTGTAATATGTTCTAAGAAAAATAGTAATCATCTTGCTTTGAAAATGAGTTTCTAACTGTTCTTCTGTCTCTTTAATTATCTTCATAACATTTTTTTTACAAAAATTATCAATATCGAATCTTATAAGTTTAGTAGTATCATCTAATAAAAATCTCCAAACGTAGGATAAAAATCTATAATTATCAAATTCAATAAATTCTATAAACTTATATAATTGTTCTTGTTGATATGAAGTATCAACTAAACTCCATTCATCAGGAAATTCCCAATCATAAATTTCACTTATCTTTTGTAGCATTTCAATAAGAAATACTCTCTGTACATACATTGTTTGTTTTTTAATAGTATCCATTTGAACAATATATAGTTCTTTAAAGTCAATTTTTCCAACTACATTTATTATATCAAGAGCAGCATACCTGAAACTGGCGAGATCATGATATTTATCAACATCTTCTTCATAGTTATCCATTTCAGGTGGAATGATTAAATCACCGCATAAAGCTTCTAACCCACTCATTATTGACCTCCTAGCATTAAAGAAATAAAATATGCTTTTAATAAATCTCTAGTTGGAGACATTTTTGTTTCTTTAAAATCTGTTCTTCCATTTTGTATAATTTCTGACATCATTTCATTTTTAGATACAAAGTCATCAGACATAGGTCCAAAGAGTTCAGATAATATTGTAGGACAATTATAACTTGTTAATGCCCATGTATCTCCTTCTCCTATTCTTTGCCCACCCTCTTTTCTTTTACCAGCAGTTGGTTGACCAACTTTTCCAGTTGTTGGACCAGTTGATCTAGCATGTAATTTAGCATCTGAAATATGTTCTAATTTAGAAACATATTCATATCCAAATGGAACCGCATTTTGAGTTTTTGTATTATACTCTGGAAGTTTTAATTTATATCCTGTTTTTAATTTTAATAATTTTAATACTTCTAAAATACTTTTATGTTTAGGAGATTGAAATGGAGGAATAACTATTGGTATAAACTTATCTTTTTGAATTTGCTCTAACATCTTTTTATATTTTACATCGCTCATTGCAGTCATTGTAGCAATCAATGATGTACTAATTTTTTTATTTTTTGTATTATCAAGTCTTGTTATTACAGCTTTCATCAATGCAATGCCTTGAGCTTTGCTCAATTTAACCATTCTATTTGCTACTTCTTTAGAGATAAGACCACAATACAATTCATATATTTGACCTATATTCATTCGACCAGTAACTCCAAGAGGATTCATAATAATATCAACTGTTTCACCCCAAGGTGTTCTTGGCATTAATTCATCTTTTTGAACTAAAGATATAATACCTTTATTTCCATATCGGTTACAGAGTTTATCTCCCACTCCAATTTTTAACTCTTGTTCAATTCTAAATATAATTAATATCCCTTTAATTGAAACCCCTCTAGTTGTAAATTTTTCTTTAGTAGGTTTTTTATATTTTTTATTAGTTCTTTCAACTAACTTTTTAATGGAAGGAAAAGAATCTATATCAATATTAGAAAATACGTCAATATCAACAACATGACCACCTGGACTTTTTGTAATTATTTGACCCTCATATACATCAACTCCTTCTTCCTCTTCTTCTTGAAATCCTAATAGTTCTTCAATTTCACCTGCTGTCTTTCTTATTAGAGGGTCACCCTTTTTAGTTTTAGCTCCAATATCAATAATATGTAAAATTCTATCTTTACGATCAACTGTTGCCTCAACATCAATTCCATGTAAAGAAGTTAATTTATCATCAGATACTAATCGTTCATTTATTACAAGACCATCTTCAAAATTATATCCTTGATAAGGCATATAACAAGTAGCAAGATTTCTTCCTAATGAAATAGTTCCGCCAGAAATACAACTTCCCTCTGCAATTACTTGCTTATTTTTAACTGATTGTCCAACCTCAACAGATGGTTTAAATGTGCTCAATGTATTTTTTCCAGCTCCTGATTTTAATTGAACTGGTGTGATAACAACTTTCTTTTTAGAACCTTTATTACAAGCTATTTCAATAAAATCTCCAGTAATTTTTGTCACTTTTCCAGCACAAGGTGATCTCTTGATAAAATTATTAGACAAAACATTTGAAAGTAATGACTCATATCCTGTTTGAACTATAGGAGGTTCTGGATTTTTTAAAGGTAACATTTGTTTTCCTTGATTACCTGCCATTATCATTCTTGCACCTTCATTGTTTTCAATAAATGGAACCATTGAAAGTGTTGTAGATAATATTCCAGCTCCTTCATCATTTTTTAAATCTTTAATTCCAAACAATCCACGGGAGGATGTTAAATATGCGTCCACTGTCAACTGTTGGGTTACCCCAATGTTACCACCTTCTGCTGTATCCACCGGATCAATATTTCCAAAATATGATCTATGAACATTTCGAGCTTGAAGATTTAATCCTTCCTTATCTGGAATACCTCCAACTGTTTTTCCAACTGGAGAAATCTTTGTAATTGTTGCCATCTCTTCAACTGGATTTGCATACTCCATATTTTGAACTATCTCTAAGTTAGTAAATTGACTTAATATAACTCCTGGAGGAAAATTAAATTTAGCATCTTTATTTCCTGATAAAAACTGTTCTTTATATTCAGTATAAGAACTAAGAAATTGTTTTTGTGCTAAATGAACTAAAATTTCTGAATTTCTAATTCTTTGATATTTAATATCATTTCTTTCTTGAACATAACCATCAACAGATTTAGTTGCCATATAATGCATAATATCTTCTAATTTATATGGTAATAATTGATTAACTAAAATTTGTTTTGCAACTGGATCAACGATATAATCAATATTATTATTTATCAGATATGTTGAATCGACACGTCCAGTCATTTGTATAATCAACTCTACAAAATAATCTTTTGATAAAAAATCTTTTTTAATGTTGTATTGATTAATTTTAGCGTGCGTGAATGATGTTACCATTTCCTTTTTTAAATCAGTATCTAAATTTTTAAATACCATATATGAAGAAGGAACTTCTGTAAAGACTACATCCTTATTAGGTTTATCTTTTACAATTTCATATTGTAATCCTAATTTTTTAACTGTTTTTTCAAATCCAAAACAATATGATAACAGTATCATCAAGGGTAGGCGGAAGGAACCCATGTATGCTTCTAGATACGACAATCTCTTTGTCTTCTTACTATAGATATGGAATCTTGCATATGAACTCTCAAATTTGGAATCATAAGGTTTAGGAAAACTTATTGGAGTCAACACTATTTGATTAATTAAACATTTGCGCTGACCATTAACTCTAAATGTTCCAGAGTCAGGATCAATCTGTGGAATTTCAAACTCAAATGTTTGATTCTTTCCTGCTGCATCTGTTATACTTACAGTTATAATTGAAACATCTGATTTTTTAAGTTCTCCAGCTCTTCCTTTTTTATGAGTAATTTTAAATGAATTAAATTTAATAGGAACGTTTCCTTTTTCTAAAACTTTAAAAGCATTTGACATATCCTTTTTTAAATTTGTTTGAAAGTCAATTCTTCTTTTGTCAAATATATGCTCTGGTGTTTTATTTTGAACTACCCTGGAAACATTTATTCCCTGAACAATATATGATTCACTAAGACTAACAGCTTTTTCACCTGTTAATAAGTCATCTTTATATAAACGACTTATCTTTTCAGTTGCAGTTTTAATACTTTTTTTAGGAATAGCTTTTGCAAGTCTTTGAGACTTTTGAAAATCTCCTGTTAATTTATATAAGATAGAAGCTATTGTTAATCTATCTCTTTCTGTTTTATCAAGTTCATTATTAGAAACTTTCTCAAGATCTTTAGCATTTTTATTTAAATAGTTTTGAATTGCTGTTTTAACTTTAGAATCTTTCTCATCAAATGAGTTCGTTGCTGTTTTAACTTCTTGTTCTTTCTCATCATCTGAACTAATCATTTTAACTTTTCTTATATATTGAGAAACTCTTGCAAATTTATAGTTTCTGTCTTTAACTAATAGTCTATATCTAGTTGACGACTCTCCAATCAATGCCATAAGCATATGATCAAATGAAATTTCATCTCCTTTCATAGTTCTTAATATAGGAAAAATCTTTCGATTTATAAACGAATTGATTGGTTTATTAACATCAACAGTATAAATTAGAACTTTTTCATAGTTATCAGGAAACGAATTAAATGATTTATAAAGAAAATTATTTAGAAGAAAACCTGCTCTTTGTCTATATGTTGTTGGTTTATACATCTTATCTATCAAGGAAACATATTTACTGGTATCGAATATAATATTTGCATTTAAGGGATATACTTGATTTGATTGAAATGGAAGTAAACCAAAAGATTTATAAACTTTTCTTTGATCGCCCGTTAATCTAGAGACAGGTATCTGGGTTATTGGAACAACTATATATCTTGCATCTATTCTTCTTAAATTCATTTTAGGATAATCTTCATATAGAGTTGAATTCTCGGAGAAATAAAATAATACGAACGGTCTATCCTTATCTGAAAAGAAACGAACTCCATCAACTACTCTTGAATATTGAACTAAAGATTGAAATTTAATCATATGAGTTTATCTCCAAATACTTCCACAGACTGTTATTTCCTTAAATCCTCTCCTGTCACTAATTTCTCTAATATTGTTGCAGGCACATCTTGTTTAGAAATCAATCCAGTTTCAATAGCTTTATTGATGTTTTCAAATGCTAAACTCTGAATAAAACTTGTACTAAAAACTGTGCTTTTAATGTTCATCATTACAGGATCCCAAGTCTTTCCAAGTCTTGCAGGTAATACTTGATTCTTTCTATCTCTTAAAACTTGTGAACATAGGACTTCAAAATAGCATAAGTCTAAATCAGATATACTTCCGCCATACACTTTCATAACTTTTGTTAACAAATGAGAAGGATCCTTATAAACTACTCGACCTCCAATTAATCTATTAACATAATTCACCTGCTCTTTAATCTCTGTTGTTTGTAAAGGAATTTCTAATATCGTATCTCCAATTGAATACTTAAATATTAGTGATTCTTTTCCTACCTTTTTAAAATTCTGTTTTAATAAATGAACTGGATAATCAAGTGCCATATTAAAAATTATATCATTAAATTCTACTTGCGAAACAAGGTGATTAAACCAAACATTATCTTCTTCAATTAAATAAGATTTTTCTACTTCATATGTTGACAGATCAATTTTTATATTACATTCTTTTTTAGCTATTAATTTATCATCTTCCTGTTGTAAATATTCGCCTAACTTTGTTTTACCTACTTCAATCATTGGATCATTATCAATAATATCTGCTAAAACATCACGAATAACTATACTAGCAGCACCACCAGTATGAAATGTTCTCATAATTAATTGAGTTCCACGTTCTCCAATTGATGCTCCTGCTAGAACTCCAACATAAGGAGATTTATGACGTTTCAATAAATCCCCATAACAGGTATGACATAATTTATAAGACTCACAATAAATAGATGTTCTTAAGTTAACAACATCCCCTGGTTTATAATCTGATTTTTTAAATAAAACTATTTTACCACTTTTAATAATATATCGACCTGACATCCTTTTAATAAGATCATTATTTAATCTTATTTGAATAGTTCGTTTTGTTTTACAATCTTTTAGTGTAGGATGTGCTTCTACTGGAGATAATACATAGACAAGTTGTCTTGTAAAATATCCAGTTGTAGCAGTATTCAAAGCTCGATCTGCCATTCCTTTTCTAGCACCACCTGCTGCATTAAAATATTCTATATTTGTTAACCCTTCTGAAAATGATCCTTTAATAGGTTCGAGCAATTTACCACTTGTATCAGCAATAATACCTTTAGCAACAAGAATCTGCATTGGTTGACTCCAACCTTTTGCAGAACCAGATTCAATCAAATCGTATAGACCAGTATCTTTTAAATGTTTCTTTAATAATACTTCCATCTCTTTCAATAATTTATCAGCTTCTTCTGGAGATGACCCTACAAGTTTTTCTTTCAATCTTAATATACTATCAGGTATATCTAATATATCTAAAGTTAATGAAGATGCTCCAATCGTTGCAAATTTAAATGCTACATCCTTAACACTTGTAAAAATATTAGCTGAAGCTTCATCCCCATATTTATCAATAACTTCAGGAATTAATTTATTAACATCACTTTTTGTAACTTGTCCATCAATCCATTTAAAGTCAGAAGGAAATGAAGAATTTAAAATAGCTCTTCCCATTGTTGTATTATGACCTCTAAATCTAACAGGGATGTATGGATTATTTGCTTTTTTCAAATCATCCATTGTTACTGCTATTGGAGAACTTTTTAATTTAGTTGCTTTGGTCATTAAGTAAATACCCAAACTCATTTCTTTTGAAATCTCATACATAATAGAATTTGAACTTTTACTTCCAACTCCTCTCATCATTTTTTCTTTAGCTTCTTGTTGAGCTTGATCTGAAAGAGGATGATAAACTGCCATTTGATCTCCATCAAAATCTGCATTAAAAGAAGCAACTTGCATTGTTGATAATTCTATTTCACTACCTCTTGTTAATATAGGGTTAAATGCTCTATATGAACCGTCATGTAGTGCAGGGTCGCGTTTTAATATAACAACCCTATCTTTCATCACGATTTCACATACTTCAAAAAATAGCTCATATAAGGACACAGGAATTTTATCATCATCCTTGATTCCTTTCATTACTCTTTTTATTGTATCGACTGATAATTCAGAATCAGTATAATTTTTAATTTCACTTTCTAATTCAGCATATCTTGGATATCTTTGAGAATAAAGCATATGGTGTATAATAAAAGGTTGAAATAAAAGAATTCCTATTCTTAAAGGTAATCCCACATCATTAATTTTTAGTTTTGGTCCAGGAATAATAACAGCTCTTGCTGAAAAATCAACTCTTTTTCCCATCATTTTATCTCTAATGAGTCCATGTTTTTTAGAGATCTTTGTTCGAATATATTTATCATGTGAATTAACAGCTAATTGTAAGTTATAATTTAACAGATCAAACAATGCACCTGATTTACCAATACCTTTTATTTGAGTTGCTCTTCTTAAAAGACCAATATAAACGGGATTGAGCTCATCAATAATCCATTGACCCTTTTCATCCATATATGCTGGTCTAAGTTCAGGAGGTATAACCGGAATTTTATCAATGAATAATGTACCATTCTTATAATTCTCTTTCAAAACTTCAATTAATCCTTCTCTTGCAGGTGTTCCAGCTTTAAATTCTAACTTTGGAAATGCTTTAATAAATTCCTTGATTCCTGTTACCCCTTTTTCAGTTTCAAAATATAATCCATTATCTTGAATTGTAAAAAGTTTTTCAGTTGAAAAAAAATTAATTAGTTTTTTATCAATTCTTTTAAAGATAATAAATGCAGCAGGATGTATAACTGTAGTACTAAGATTTATATATGAGTAGGTCTGGGTTCGATCCCTAGAATTTTCAACACCAAATATTTTTTCACTAAATAAACCATCTGGATGAAACTCTCCAGATCTAGTTCTAAATTCAGCAGTTGTAACAGGATCTAATCCTCTCACAAATCTATCAACATCAAGAAATTTTATTTTCATTAGTCAGTCCTAGTTACTTTTAAATGATCTTTAACATTATTCATCATTCTGGTGACTACTGCTTTTCTTCCTGCTTGATTGGGTGGTTTTGGAATAGTCTTAGAATAGACATCTTTCATCCTTTGAAGTTTTGCTAACATCATGGATAGATCATTAGTATCATATGCTCCACTGGTATCGTTCATCAATCTTGAAACTGCTTTTAGAGATATCTCTATTGCTCTAACATCTATCATTCCTGCTGTATTACAGACTGGAAAAAAATCCGGATCTTGTCCACCCATTGCTTTAATAGAAAGAAAACACTTTGGATATTTTCCTCTTAATCTATCTCTCAATTGTTTTTGTTGAAGAGCTTTGATTGTATCATGTGGTTCGAGATTTGTTGCTACTGTTCTTATTAATTCATTTAATGTTTGAAATCGTTCTTGAATTGTTTTTGTTGACATTTTATTTCCTCCAGATAATCGGATATCACCTTATTTGTCATTTGTTCTAAAAAACTGATGAAAAAAAAGTTGGAGTGGGGATTTAAAAATTCCCCACTCTCGATGACTTTTTAAGTAATTGTGTGGTAGTCATAATGACTCCTTGTATTTATCTATAATATTTAAATGAATAAATTTATTTTTTAATTTAAAGGTCTTGATTCATCAAACGGACCAATTGTTGTATCCTTCCATCTAGTTGACCAGAAAATAGATTAGTATAAAACTTAATCATATCTGATTCAACTTTACTAAGAGGGATACCAGACAATTTCTGTCCTGTAAGAATATGACAAAAATTTATTCTAGATACTCTGCCAATAAAATGACAAAGAATTTTATGGGGTAATATTTTGGTATTAAAACCAAAGAAGTTTTGAACAGAATCTTGAACATTAATATATTCATGAATTGATTTTATCTTATACGTGGTATTAATTGAGGGTTGACTTAAAGGATAATATTGTAATAATAGAAATACATTTCTATATTCTCCTTTAAATGCTTTTTGTAAAAGACTATGTAAGTAATATGATAAGATGCTTGCATGATCTGGTGAAATAGTTTTAAAATGAACGTATGAAATATTAGTCATCCTTGATAATAAAGGAAACACCATTGATGTACAAAGAGGAGAAATATATTCAATTTGTTCAATACGATTATTAAAATCAACTAAATCCTTGTCTGATACCTCCTCATCCATTGTAAGGGAAGAAGATTTTTCTAACTGATTATGTATTTTTTCATATGCTATTGCCTTTATTCTACCAAGAGTATCGTTGAAAGAATAAGTTAATAAGTTATTTATATTGATACCATGGATATCTTCAGTTGATATACTATCATCATAAACAATAGTTCCTTTATAGACAGATCGAAGAATCCATTTTACACTTTGATCTATTACTCCAACAAAATAAGTAATTGGATTTTTATCGTCTTCACATAAAACCATAATATAATTCATTATGAAATTGAAGATCTCGATTATATGGGAACCAATATCTTTACATTGAATTTTCTTAATATAATCCCACATATACTTATCTGATAAATTATATCTAAATGTTTTTGTTTTTATAACATCAAATAATTTTGATGCTATATCTGTCTCGATAACATTATCAGCAAGTTTATTATAGATTTGTTTATGGAGGGTTTTGCCAAATGCCATCTCTTCATTATTTGAAATAACAGAATAAAGTTTTAAGTAACAAGATAATCTTAATATATTTTTAATCTCATCTGGACTGAATAATATAGAGTTTTTCTTTACTTTTGTTAGATCTACAAATTTAGTGTAGTCTACATTGGTTGATTCCATATATTCATCCACATATACTTTGAGCTTATGAATATTATTCACAAATATTTCAGCTCTCTTGTCAACATCCTGACAATCCTTTATCAAGGTAATAAACCAATTACTAAACTCTTCCCCATGAAACTGATCAACTCTTGAAATAAAATTTGTGACAATCTCATATTTGTTTGTCACTGTAGATGCTACAAGTTTTAATGGAATTATCTCATCTTCATATGATAATGTCCATTGTTTAGGTGCTACTTTCTCAAAGTTAAGCAATAAAAATTCCTCCTTTCAAGATTAAAGTTAAAATATCACTATTCAATTATTAATATATATAGTATTAAATTATTCCTTTTTTATAATTTTTAACAATTTCAAAAAATAAATCTTTTGGAACTATAGATGTTCCAACTTGAGTAACAACATATGCAGCACATTTATTAGCAATATGAGCAGAATCAATCACATTCCATCCCATAGATAAACAGACTGCCATAATTGAAACTACTGTATCTCCTGCACCTGAAACATTATACACTTCGACTGGATCAGAATGTATTTTAATTTTAGATTCATCTTGATTATCTACCAATGTCATTCCGTTCTTTCCTTCTGTTAATAATATATAATTCATTGAGTTGGGAGATCTTGGAAGTGTTATTTTAATAATCTCTTCCCATTCTTTTTCATTGGGAGTTATCATAAAAACATCACTATATAGTTTAAAATTTTTTGGTTTAGGATCTACAATTATTCGTATTTCTAATTTGTGTAGAAAATTCATAAGATCCTTTGTAATCATTCCTTTTCCATAATCAGAAACTACAATAATATCGTATGTTATTTCATCATATTCTTTTAAAAAACCAATAGGAAATGAAGAATCAACTGGTTGAATAGTTTCTCTATCAATACGAATCATTTGTATTTTTCTTTGATTTGCAATAACTCTTTCTTTAACAATTGTATTCTTTGATGCCATAACTAACATTGGAAACGCTTGAATTTCATCCAATAAATCTACTATTCGTTTTCCATATTGATCATGACCAATAGAAGCTAGACAAAAAACATTGGCACCCAATTCTTTTATACTAGATGCTACGTGTCCACAACCTCCAAGAGTTGAGTATTCTTTTTCTACATGAACTATTGGAACTGGCGCCTCTGCGCTTATTCTTTCAACTTCGCCCATCACATAATGATCTAACATTATATCCCCAACTACAAGAATATTTTTACCCTTTAAATTAAATTCCATTTTCATATCCTTTCAAAGTTTAGAAAAAAATTAATATACCTCATTATGTATTTGTTCCTTTTATCTTAAATTACTTCCATTAAGAAATGTGCAGAACAAGTGGGACGATTAAGCAGGATGTTCTCTCACCTATGCGGAGACAGAAATGAGTAACTACTGCTTTCACCATATACGTCCTCTTTCCGATCCCGGAGGCCTTTCCGAGCAGGACTTGATCTGCACAAGACAGAGTGAATTTGAGGGACAGAAGTTAAAATAACATCCAGTCAAGATATCATTATTTATTCTATCGCTCATTACTTTAGGGAAGTTCCACTCTATTAGTTATTAATATATATAGAGGTGATTTTAAAAATGAATTATCTTGTTATCATAAAACGTTTAATTGTCGATTCTAATTTGCCTCGATCAGCGAAATCTCCAGGACAAGATAATTGTTTATTATTAGATACGTCTCTATGAAACTTGACGCGGGATGGAGAGAGTCCATAAATTTTTATCATTGGACTTATTAAGCGATAGGAGAGAACTTCATATAGTCTTCGCTCAGGAACTTTGAAGTCATAACTGCCCATTAATGCAATATGAACAGCTCGTTTATTTATAGCATCAGATATGTCGTCCCATTCACATAGACTTGAAACAGGACGACACACGATTGGAATATAATCTTCTTTGATTTTTTCAATAATATAGTTGTAATTTATATCTGGAGCTGATTTTTCTAAGACACCATTTGTGATACCGGGTAATTGAAATTTAGCATTGTCAATTCGTGTCTCAGGAGCTTCATATAATTCTGCTGTATGATGAATAATAATCCACTTTACTGGTCCACGTCTGATATTTAATAATGCTGCTTTAAATGGCAGTCTCATAATTAATTACCTCTTAAGTCATATATTTAATTGATCTCCAGATATAATTACCTGGTGATATTCTAGTTCCAAATTTATTAGATGCTATATTTGTTCGATTACCAGCTCGATTGAATGAGCAGTGAATCCAGGGTCTATTTCCTCCATACTCCAAAATGAATTGATCAAAGTCATATGTATTTTTCATTATATTTGCAACATCATAGACTTGCTCATTTGTATATAATGGAAATTGAATATCAACAGCTTGTCCTCTTTCGTGTTGTGATATTGAACTTCCAGATCTAAATCCTGATGTTATAATAAAGTTCTCTTTTCCATATGCTGTTACCAATGGTTCAAGTACAAATTGTGCTACTGCTTGAAGATTACAAACAATATCAGCAACACTCAAACTATGTTGTGCTCTTACATAATCATGGGAGATAATAGCTTTTGTTGATAACTCTTTCAATTGATAATTAGCTGATAGTTGAAAATCAGGATCAGCAACATCGCCAACTTCATCACATAGTATTGGTGGAGTGGATGTATTAGTTGCTGTTACATCTTCTGCTACTTCTGTTATTGGAGATACATCTAATGCATCCGATCTATCTTGTTCCTCTTGTGTTGGTGCTCTAGTTGTAACTGGAGGAAATATATTTAGTCCATCATCTGTATCTGCATCATCATCAACATTTCCATAATCAACTTCTGTAAACTCAATAATTTGATCTTGAAATGTTATCTTGGTTGAGATTACATTTGAAGTGCCTGATTCAACATTATGCTTTGGTAATCCTGTAATCATTTTACCCATATTACAACCGGTTACAATATCTCCAACTCTAGCTTTACCAAGAGATGCTGTTTTAACTGTAGCACTCGCTGTTATAATTTTTCCTGTATGACCACAAGTTCCTTGTGTCATTGAAGTTAAAAATGCTTGTATTAAACTACCAGATTTATTCTTGGGTGCTCCAGTTATTACAGGTCCACTCATTGATATACATTTAGGATTTTTATGACAACAGCAAATACCTGTCCATATATCTGTCAATCTAGAACTGTATGGCATAATTCTCCTTTAATTATTTAAATTCTTCTATGGCATGCAGTGCAAACAACTGGTTTCTCTATCTTCATATGCTTTTTATGACCATCATCATTTGGTGCATTAAGATCATTAGTCCAATCTACAAGTTTTGTTTTCCATTTTTCAAACTCAAATTTATCTTCTGTTTCCTGACTATGACAAGTATTGCAACTAGTTTGAAAAGCATTTTCCTTATTAGGAATCCATGTAGGATCAGGCGGAGGTTTATCACCATCTGCAATATAAACTGGAACTAATTCTAGTTCAATTGTCATCTCAAATTCACCACTCGTTCCTACAGCAATATAACCTATTCTTTCTCCAGTTGCTTTATTGATTACATAAAATCCAGATAGAACTGCTGCATCTCCAAATACATATAATTTACTTTCTGCCCATGCCCAACAACTCCAACTTATAATTAGTAATAAAATTAAAAAAATATATTTTTTCATTTATTTTAACTCCAATATTTATGTTGCATAATCTCCTAAAGCTGCTACTGAATCATCAACCTTATCTTTATTATTATTTAAAATATCAAGAGCTGAATCTAAATTTTCTTTATATGGAATCAAACCATATGTTGCACCAGAGTCTAAAGGTCTTGTTAAATAATCATTTCCAAAATCATAATCTTCAACCCATTTAATAATTTCTTCATCATTATCCCAACCAGTTCCTTCATATTCATATAATACAACTTTTACTGAAACTGCTGGTGGTATAACAATAGTCATATAATATATTTCCCAATCTGTTATATTTCCATCATCATAATCAATACTTCCATAATCTCCACCAAAACTTAAAATAGCAGTAGGTTGAATTACCTGAAATTCTGGAAGTTTAACATCTGTTAAATATGTAGTTAAATCATCTGCAGCAACTGTACACATACCATCTTCAATTGCTGAAATTTGTTCTGTTACATCCTCTTTAATATCATCAATTTGTGATATGCTACTTTGTAAATTCTCTGATTCAGTTTCAGCATCACCAATCATTTCTCTTAGTTTATCACTAGCATCACTCATTATAATAAATTCTCCTTATAAATATCAATCGCATCTTTGATTGTTGATTCAGCTCTATCTTTTTCTCCATCAGCTGCTGCTGTAACTTGATCAATTTGACCCATCTGTGTTAATGATAATCCTGCGTCATCATATAATGTTTTAAAATCAAAATCTCCATAACTTGAACTTCCTGGATTACTTGTTATATTCAAATTAGAATAAGTTTGATTTAGTGCAGTAGTCATATTTGTTAATTGATTTGGATATTCTCCACCACAATATAATGCAATACAGTTGAGTAATTTATCTAAATCTTTTAATAGATTTGAGATATTCATTCCTCTTCCGCCTAATAAATCATTTATTATACTGGCAATTTTACTAATATCAAACTCTGGAAGAGTGGCACCAATATTATCAAAGAATCCATTTATCTTATCATATATTGAGTTTAATGCTCCTAACATTGCTGCAATTGCTGAAAGTCCACTTAGATACTCACATTCTTCAATAAATCTTTTTAGTGCTCTCATATCACTTAATGTAGCAGTTGGTATTACATTATCTACCATGCCTGTTAAATTAGATATGGCAGCATCAATTGCTGACTGTGGGGATGAAATCAAACCATTTAAAAGAGCTTGGATCTGATTTGATTTACCTCTTATTATACTTTCTATTGATTGTGATGGTGAAATTAATCCGGTAAAATCAAACACCATTTTATTACACATTGATCTTTCAACAGGTAATATTGCCATTATGTATCCCTTTCTCCTTTCGGATCTGCTGGTTCCGGTGATACTCCTTGCTCTGCTGGTGGTGAAGCACCTGCTTGTTCATTAACAAGAGTTCCAGCATCATGATTAATATTAGTACCAGCTTGTCTATTTATATTATATAAAGCTTGAACGTTATGATCTCTACCAGATAACTCTTGTATGCTATTTCCAGCAGATGATTTGAGATCTCCAGCAGCTTTAATATTAACATCCTTTGAACTAGCTTCTACTTTTATATCACCAGTTGTTGCTCTGATATGCATATCTTCTTTTGCTTCAAGATATAATGAACCATCTGTCTTTATGATAATATCGTTTTTAAAATACATTTGAAGTTTTTGTTCATCAATATCTATATGAATAAAGTCACCCTTATACGTCCTAATTAAAATCTTTTCTTTATCTTTTCGTTCATCTAATAGAATAGTATTTTGATTTGCGTCAATTTCATATACAGAATCTATTCCACCAGTGGGAGCATTACCAGTTAATTTTATTTTACGACCTGTTATTTCAACTCTTCGATCATAAGGATCATCAGAGATAATGATAGTTCGTCCCTTATGACTTTTAAATATTGTCCACTTATCTTCATAGTTAGTTCCCACTTGATTCTCGGGTAACACTTTAGTATTTTGTAAATCAAGAGCTCCAAAATAATAAGGTCTATTTATATTACCCGTCTCGAAAAAAATCCAAACCCATGAACCTTTCTTTGGAATATATGAAGTTCCCATATAATGACTTTCAGTATCACCTTCTGTATTTCGACCTCCAATTGGATTATTTGCAGGTCTCGCCCACAGTCCTTTTTGTTTTTCTATTTCAGGCATCAAATCGGGAATCCATATTTTAACTCTCCCAAATTTTTCTGTATCTTTATTATCAATAACTTCAGCACGATAATTTCCATACAGTCTATTAACAACACCATCGTCCATTTATTTTCCTTTACCAAAAAAGTTTTTTACTATAATAGTGATAGATGATATCTTTGCTTTTGCTATAGCTTTCATAAGCTCTACATTTTTTAATGCTTGTTCAATCCTTTTACGTATTGGCGGATGCTCATCCATTGCTTCTTCAATACGTCTAATAACTTTACAAATTACTCCACACTTATGACCTTGTGTTGCTTTAATATATGCTTTTTCTAATTTAGATAATGAGGATGCAATTTCTTTTCCGTATCCAGCTTTTATAGCATAATTATCAGCATCATACTCATGCTTTCTATAAAGTAAAAGTGTTAAGGGAATCTTTAAAAATGACATAGTTATAATAAAAACAATCATAGATGTTATTGATATAAATATTATTGATGATCCAACTGATAGAGCTGCTGTAATAGCTATCGGAGCTGCTATATAATATAAGGGAAATTCAGTTGCCATTCTTTTAATAATATGATGATCAATAGTATGATAAACTTCATGTAAAAGAACTGCCATAGACTCTCTTTCAGTTAACATTTTTAAAAGACCAGACGTAATATAGATATACTTTCCTCCAGGAGTAAATGCATTTGGTTCTTTATGAGGAACTATATGAACTGAAATTATTCTCTTAACACCCATTTTTTTAATTATATCATTTATTTGTTTTGATCTTCTTTTATCTACTTTAGTTTGAGCTGCTATTTGAGCTATAAATATAAAAAATAATATTAACTCTTTTACAATTAGAACTGTAGCAACAACCGCTCCATATAGGATTGCTGTATCAACAGCAATTTCTTTAACTATTTCTTTTGAATATGCAGATTCTTTATTGTTTGTATCATAAGCTGAAATTGATATAAAATATTTAGTTCCTGGAACTAAATCAATTGTTGTCTCGCATAATGTGTTTTCTTTATTAATTGGATTTCCAACATCAATGGTTTGACTATATTTTCCTGGAGATGTTCCATAATGAATTCTATATCCAGCAAGATTAGATTCAGTGTTTGGATCCCAAGCGACCTTAACAGATTTAATCTCTTGTATCTGTTTTAAATATTCTTTACTTTTCATTTAAAGATCCCTCGCATAATATCTATAATATTAAAATAAGCTCTTTCATTGTATTTTGAAATAAATGTTGGAACCACTCTTGCTCCTGGAATATTAGAAGTCAATAAAACAGAAAAAAATCTTGAAACATCTTCCAATGCTGCTAACATTTCAATCTTCATAAAAGCGTGAATTGTTGCTGTAAATCTTATTAAATTAATACCGGGCATAACTTTTGTTTCAGATAAAGCTTTAACAAAATCTTCAATTTTACTAAAGTCATATTTTAATAATAAATCTATTTCATTATTATATAAATATGGAGCTGCTCTGGATGCAGTTTTAAATAATTGTATTCCATTTTTATATCCAAAGAAAGCAGCATATATATAGCAAGCAAGTAAAAACTTTAACTTTGAAATACCAGATGAATATGTTGCTAATAATCCATACTTTCTTCCAAATAATTGAACATACATAGATAGTAAAAAGTCAATGATATGTTTAGAATAGGATTCAGATATTTTAAATTTTTTTGTAACCAACTTTGAAAATGCATATGAATATACCAAACAAGCGTATAAATCATTAGCACTTAAACTTGAAATCTCTTTTACACCAAATGGATTTAAATTTGTAATCATTCCTTTAGTTGGAATATTATATGAAACGTGAAGAGGATATTGTTCTAGATCTACAACCTGTACCGTTTCACGTAATTTTTTATTTGAAATTAATTTAAATATTGTATTATTTGTAAAATGAGGAATACTCTTTCTCTTCAACTCCAAAAATGCAAAAATATGACGCGGACTATTTTCCTCATACGTATAATTTTTAATCATAGCGGGAGATAATTTTATTACATTGGGAACATTACTAACTAATCTAAAGTTATCTTTAATTACTATCATTTACCACCCCACTGATTCCAGGTCTTCAATATCTTTACCTGGATCAAAATTATCTTTTAACATAAAAGTAATAGAAGTTAAACTAGGAATAACAATAACTGTTAAGTTAACAAAATCTTCAACTGTTGTTATTCCATTCACAAACATTAATACCTTATCTAAAGCAGGAGTTCCATAATAATCAAAACTTACATAGTCGGGTCTATATTTATATCTCGAATTATCAAAAACAACTTCCTGTGAATTTTTTAAAAGATAATAAATATTTTTTTCAAGAGTTTCTAAATTAGGATCAGGAAACGTAAAATAATTATTATTTGTTTTAAGACGATCACTCAACTTTTCAAAGTCAATAGCTGTTCTCGCTCTAGTTCTAGCTTCTTTATCAATAGTGAATGGCATTATCCATTAATTCCTCCATGAATTTGAATTGGATATTCATCTCTACTCCAGGTACAATTACTCTCGTTTATTGTCATTCTTTGATGTATTTCATCAAGATCCAATTCATCTAAATATCTTGTATAGTTATCGACAAAATATCTATAATTTCCTTTAATAAATTCATGTGGTATTGTTAAATATCCATTATGAAATTTCTCATGTATTGTCTTAACTAAACAAACATAACCAATACGATTTTCAAAATGTAATTTTATAGCTTCGGAGGCAATGTCAAAGCTACAGAAATCAATATTTTCTTCAATCTTTTGGTTGACTAATGCTGAAACGAGAACGAACATTGATGGGATATGATGATGAACTTCAACAGTAACTTCAAAATTTGTTTCATTTGTAATCATACAGCAATTTTGCTGTAAAACTTCTTTAATATAGCTTGTCCATAATTTATATTCACTACATCTTCTAACTAACATTTCAGTATTTTTTACAAATTTTTTATATAAAGTTTCACTTTCAAAATTTCTTATACGAAGACGTAAACTAAATGGATGTTCATCACTATATAGTTCTAATTTTTCTACGTTTGAACTTATTGTTTTTGATTCCATTTTATTATTCCTTATTACTAATATGTTCCAGCTGCCATTGCCCACCTCATTAAAGCAACTCCAACAGCAATTATAACAAACCAAACTACGACTTGAAGGATAGCATATGTGGCAAGTACAGCCATAACAGTAAGTGCTGATAAAGCAACGACAGTTCCAATTGCAATTGCCATATCTGCTATATCTTCTGGAAGAACTCTTTCTCCAGCTTGACTTGCTTTTTCTTCTGCTTCTTCATAAAATTGTTGCACTTTACCAACAAAACCTTTTAATTCAGTTTTTAAAGATCCCATATAATTTGCTGTTTTTTGACTCTTATATTTAGCTAAAACTGCAACAAAATAAGATGCAGCATTAACACCACTTTTTGAAGCTTTTGGAATTGAATTTCTAATAACTCTTCTAGAAAATTCAGCTCCTTTTTGAATTTCCTCTGGAAGTTGATTAGCAACATTTTTTATATCTTTTGGTTTAATCTTATTTATATCTAATCCAAACTTTTTTGCTAAGTTCAAAAATCCTTGTAAATCTTTTGATGCTGCTTTTTCATAAGTTTTAGATAAAATTTGTTTCATTTTTGGAGGTGTTAGTTTACTAAAAAATTCTTTAAAGGATTCATCAAGATATTGAAACTCTTCACATACATATAAGGTTTCAATATAATCCTCAACTAAGATATCATATTCCATTTTATTGCCTCTCCTGGTAATTTATTAATTTATCTTCTGCTTTAGATTCTCCCAGCAGTTTGGTAAATCGAACTCTTTTCATTTTAAATAATGATGCATTTTGTTTTCTTACATCTTCTAGATCTTCATAAATTCCTGATTGACCTAACGTTTTATACATCATTCTGTAACTCATTCCTTGACATATTCCCTTTTGTGCTCGCATACAGAAATGAGCTATTTGGAGTACATCATCAGCAATAATGAAATTACCCCAACCTAATTTAAATAATCTATTTATTTTTCCTGTATTGTTAAGAAAATATTCATCAACATCATGATTTTTTTCAAGAACTACAAATGTTTCTGCTCTATGAGATGTTGTTCTATAAATAATATCTCTTTTAGGATCTCCTGTTACAGGTCCTTTATGGGTTAATCTTAACATTATTCCTATAATTTTTCTACCAAGTGGAATAGTTAATGCACTAATTCCTTTAATTTTTGTATCGTGCATTATTAAATGAGATAATTTAGCATCTGATTTAACTCGATAGGGAACGACTTTAATTCCAATCAATTGACTTCCAAATTTATCAGTTTCCACTGTCATCCAAGTTGGTTCTATTGTAATCTGTCTATCTGACATTTGTATTCTAACTTTAGCAGCTTTATCTTTTCTTTCTTCTGCTTCTTTTCTTTTTTCTCTTTCCTCTTTAGCTTGTGCGATGAGTAATTTTTGTTTATCCATATTTTGTTGATGAGCTAATTTATTTTTATCTTGTTCCTCTCTACTTTTATTAATAACTGTTTGTTGTCTCATCCTTTCTTGATCTATTCTAAGTTTTTCATCTTCTCTTTTTTCTTTATTTTGTGCAACTTTTAAATCTTTAATTATTTTTTTTGCTTCTGCTTCTGTTCTTTCTAATTTTTCTTTTTCTTTTTGTAAATCTTCTTTCTCTTTTCTTAATTCTTCTCTTGCTGCATATATTTTTTTAAACTCTTCTGACCCTTTTTTTCTTACTCTTTTTGCATCTTCATAATCTTGTCTATTAATATTGTCTTCACCTTTAGTTCCTGGAGTTTCACCTCCATATAATACATCATCATCATTAGCTTCAGTCAACTCAATGGATTCACCTATTATTTTTTTTCCTTTAACTTTATATCTCAATTTTGGTCTTGGTCCTCCAAACTTACCATTCATTGAACCCAAAACATCATCTTGCATATAAATTAAAATATATAGCTCCATCATTTTACCAAGTGCAGGAAGCGTATTTTCAGATACCGCATTTGATACCATCATTGGGTATACAACAATCATTTATCATTCCTCCAATTATAGAAGGAAGACTGCCTCTTTTTTATTTCTTTTAACTTCTGTTGGACTGTCTTTCTTCTGTTCCTTAACTTTTTTAGATTTTTTCCATGGTTGCAGCACTTGGTGACACTTATCGCTTTCACAGTATGTCTTAAATAAACACCAGTGGCATTGATCATTAGTTGCTCCTAATGGATCCGGAACTTCATTTTTATTAAGGGAAGATTTAAGAATAATAGCTCTTTCAAGGAGGGATTTTGCAAGGGAGTTATCCAAGGGTAAATCAAAAGGAATAACCTTCTTTAGATTTCTTATAAAATATACAATAACAATTTTTTTAATTTTATATTCATATTCCGTATTTAAAATATAAGCATATATTATACCTTGATGATAATGTTCTACTATATGCTTTCCTTTTAATTTGTCTTCATCTATACTTTTGAGTTCATATAGATAACTCTCTCGAATCCCATCAACTCTTCCTTTAACTTTAAACGTTTCACTTACTATTGTTTTTTCAGTCTCGTTAAAGTTGTAGAGATCCTGAACAACGTTATGAATTTCATTACCGATTCTTTGTATCAAGTATAAATATGAAAATCTAAATTTCTTTTTTAGATCTATCTTATACTTCATTCTATTATAAAAATTAGACCTTATACAGCTGCAAATCTCTGTAACAGAAATATAAGGTCTTTCATACGTTTGTACTTTCTTATATTCTTCAATTAATTTTTGTCTCATTCCTTTTTCAAATGCTATAACATCAAAACCAACTGATTTATTATACTGTTGAAAAATCGGATCCGCTGATGGCGGTATATAACTATGTATTTGAGATTCTTCAATTAATTTTTTAGTTGATTTTTTAACAGCTTCTTTTTTATCTTTAAAACTTATTTCTTTCTTACGCTTAACAGGCGTTTTAAATGAGTTTGCATCTAAATAAGATAAGAGTTTATCATATTCATTACTCAGATTGGTCATTATCCAGGATCATCATTGCTGTTTCACATAAACTATCTCTTAATATTTTATATGAATCTTCAATGATTTCTCCTTCCCAAGATTTCATAGAATCTAAATCTTGTGCCTCACGCAATGCTTGCGCTACTAGAATATTATCAACTGCTAATCTAAATGCTTTCTCTCTAATCTTGGTTTCAACTAGAACTGTAATATCAAGTTTTTTATTCTCTGCTAATGCTTCTTTCAATTCAGCTTTAATATCAGCTCTTGCTTTTTCAGTTGTTACAACTTTTCTTGAAGCTTCTCTTGCTGAAATAGCAGATTGTTTAGCATTATTTCTTAATGCTACCATATTAATCTTTTCTTCTAATGCTGCTGGTGTATGTTTCATTAATTTTAGCATCTCAATATAAACAGAAAGAAGAGCACCTTTAATAGAAACAAATTCTTCTTTAATAACAGGACAGCAATTAGGTACCTTTCCTAATGATTTGCCAAAGATAGCATAATCAATTCCATAGAAACCTTCAAGAACTTTTATTTTAGATTCTTTAGTTAACATCTTTAATCTTCCTCCCTCGTAGATCTACTGTATGTAAAACTAGAATTTTCGTCTTCCAAAACCTCAAGCAAAACTCTCCTTGAATCTTCTGGAAACTGTGTATTTTTTACTGCTAGACAAAGAACTTTGAGAGACTCAATAGTTCTTCCCCTTTTACCAATGATTTTTCCACAATCTTCTTTTTCAACCCTTACTTGTATAATAACTGCTTTTGTAGATATTGATGTTGATACTTCTACTTCACGTGGGGAATCAACAACTAATTTTGTAAAATTCTCAACTTGTTCTTGTAATAGTCTTGCCATATCACCCATAACCATTTCTCCTTCTCGGTTCTATCCTTCAAATATATAACTTTATATTTTGTTCTAAATACAGGAACACATCTTTATATTGTTTGACTATATTTATCAACTATTTCAGTTTGAATTGTTTCTTTGGAAGACACATCAAACGCATTTCTAAATACTTCATCATCTTTATATAATGTATAAGCATCTTTAGTTCTAAATTTCTTATCTGGTAAAGAAATTAAATAATTCCATGCACCTGTTTGTAGTCTTTTATTTATATTCATAAAATTGTAATTAGTCCAAAAGTTTGAAAAACCTCCAGTAAATGAACCAACTATTTCTATTTCAATATTTGGTGCGAACAGTTTATTTTTAACACATTTCATTTTAGCAACAACACCATCAAACCCCATCTTATCACGATCAATAACAGATTTAACTTTCATCTCTATTAAGTGAAATGCATTAAATTTTAAAACATTACCTCCTGGCATATCCTTTGAAGCGGTCATAAATTTTAAATCTTTTGCTGGAGCGAATTGACCAATCTTGATAACATCTCTTAATTGATTAACTGCTATAAAACAAATATTATTTTGAGCACATTTCGCCACATACTTTGGAATTAAAATAGAAAGCATTCTTGCTTTATATCCAATAACAGAATTAACATCTTCAGCTTCTCTTTCTTTTTGTGATAATGTATTTGCAATACTATCCCAAACAACTACAGAAGGTGTATCAACTATTTTTTTAGTCTGTTTAAATAAACATAAACCTTCAAGAAATTTAAAAACTTTCTCAACTGTTATATCAACATATGGTTTGATGGTTGGATATTTAACTCCTAATGCTGCCAATCTCATTGATGTTGTTGCTTCTTCTGAATCTAAAAATCCACCTAATAATTTTCCTTTATGCTGTTTTTGTCCTTCGCCCAATGTCTGTGCAGCTAGCATAGTCTTTCCACTTCCAGGTTGACCAACAATAATGTTCAATGCACCAATAGCAAAACCACCACCTAAAATAGCATCTGCTAAATCAATGCCTGTTGAAATAGTTCCCTTGAGTCCATCGTCTGCTACAATTTCTACTTTAGTTTCTAAAAAAGAACTAAAGTCTGCATACAACTCTTGTGTCTTTACAACATCTTCAACTATTTCATGTCCTTTTATAATCTTGATAGATTCTTTTTCAACAATTTTTTGTTCTCCACCTTCTTTCAATTTCACACTTTCTAACATTTCTTTTGTTGCTTCTTCTGTATAATTTTTTAAAATTGTACCTTCACCGATTTCTCCATTCTCATCCTGAATTGTATCTACCATATTTTATACTCCTTCCTCACTTGCGTTTATTCCTGGTACTTTAACTCCTTCTGGAAGTTCCATACCCCTTATATTAGTTAATCTTTTTTCTTTGATTTTATCAGCACTTCTTTTAAATTTCTCAATGGTTCTTGTTGCTTGACGAATATCAAATAAACTTTCAATATCTATAGTATCTTCTTTACCTTCAGTTTTTCTTCTCATATCTATTTCATCTTTTAAACTTTTATTAATCTCCTTTCTCATATCAAGCAAAACATTAAAAAAACTTGAAACAGCTTTAACCTTCTCTTCAAAAAATCTCATATGACGAGCATCAGTTGTTTCTGGAAAGATAGTATCTAGTTTATCTTTCATTTTTTCTAGATCCCCTATCATATCCATAATTGCAGTTCTGTTATGTTCAAAGATAACAAGTAATTCATGAACCTTTTTTTCAAATTGAGTCATTCCTGTAGTATCATCTTTCATAAATTATACCCCTTTTTATGTTTGTTCTTATTCACTAGGTATAGAATCTGGTTGTTTGAATTCTGATAATTTCACTAATTCATAATTAACAATAGAATTTAAGATTTTAAACCAAGTCTCTATTACAAAAGGACCATCAGATAAATCATTTCCTCTTGACCAATCTTCACCTGCTCTCATTTTTCTAGAAGATACTTGACATCCTAAATAACCTCCCTCATTGGGTCTATCTATTGCATATATTCTATATTTAAATTGATCAGTAAAAAGACAAAATTCCCTATGAAGATGTCCATCTGAAATAAATCCTTTAATCTCTTTAAAAAAGTATTTAACTTTACCTGGATATATTAATTTTTCCATCCATAAATCTAATGAATACATTTTAGATGTTTTTTCACTTACACATATATCACAACCATCACCTGGTCCACAGTTACATACTTTAGCTTCAACTTTAACTCCATTCTTATCCAACCATTCAATTAATTCTTCCATTTTACTATCGCCAATATACCAATCTAAATCATCACTTTCGTTAATTCTAATAGTGTTACCAGGCATAATAATCTCCTTATAAATCGCATGTGCCAGTTGCACATTGAACTTGATCTACATCTAAATTAACTTCAACATTCTTTGCATTTTTTGTTGTTAAATAGTTCCTTACAGCATGTTCATTCATTCTATTTAATATCTGTCCCGTCTTTGATCCATCACGATATACAGTTACACCTTTAAGATCATAAATATATTCAAGTAATAAAGCACTTAAATCTTCTTCTTTTGTATCACTTGGTAAATTGATTGTCTTACTTACTGAAGCATCACAATATCTTTGACATGCTACTTGCATTTCAAAATGATCTTTAGGTTCAAGATCAAATGAATCAACAAACCATTCAGGTATCTCTTCTTTACTTTCAATAAACTCTTTATACCTTGGATGAATATATACTCTACTACTAACTCTATCATTACGTTTCATTGCTTTTGCAAACAGTGGTTCTATTGCACTGGTATAATCAGCTAACAGAGAAATTGTTCCAGTTGGAGCTAGTGCCATTAATGTACAATTTCGAACTCCATATTTTTTAATATCCATTCTTAATTGAGCTGGTAGTTTTCTAATAAATGATGCTTTACCATATGGCATTGAATCAAATTGAGGAAACGCTCCTTTTTCAATTGCCAATTCAACTGATGCCTGATAAACAGTGTTACGAATAAATTGCATCAATGCTTCAGTCTCACGAACTGCTTTTTGAGATCCGTATCTAGTTCCTTTTGCAAATAGATATTCAGCAAGTCCTATAACTCCAATCCCAATACGTCTTGATTTATGAGCATTAATATCAATCTCTTTCAATACATATTTATTAACTTCAATTACATTATCTAAAAAACGAACTGCTAACTTTATTACATATTCAAGTTTTTTCCAATTTGTATTAACATTACCAGTGATAAAATTAGGTAGGACTAATGAACCAAGATCACAAACACCATAAGGTCCAAGAGTTGTTTCTCCACAAGGATTTGTTCCAAGAACTGGTTCGAAATAATATGAGTTATTTTTTGAAAAGGTTGACCAATTAATCAATCCTGGTTCAGCACAGTTTATCATATTGGTAATTATTTTATTCCATATATCTCTTGCTTTAACAGTTCCATAATTCTTTTGTTTGAATTTAAATGACCAATCTTTATCTCCTTCAACTTTTTCAAGAAATTCATGATTCACCATAACAGAAATATTAAAATGAGATAGAGATCCTACATCTACATTCTCCTTAACATATTCACGAATTTCTGCTGGGGTTCCATCCTTTAACCATTTGCCCACATCTGGTTTTGATATTTTTGCATCAATGAAGTCCAACAACTCAGGATGTGAGACATCAATATGACCAATAGCAGCAGCACGTCTACTTCCACCGCTTTCAATTAGTCTCGATATAAAATCAGCTCCTCCCATAAAACTAACCATACCTGATGACTTTCCACCCTTACCAAATATTTGATCGTTCTTTGGTCTAAGAGATGAGAAGTTTACGCCCACACCACCTCCCTCTGACCAGAGTGTTAAAGCATCCTTATAAAATTGTCCAATCTCTTCAATAGAATCTCCAATGGGTAAATGATAACAATTGAATAAAGACCCTCTTGGTCTTGCACTATTTCTTAAAATTCTACCTCCTGGAATAAAATCTTTATTGTAAATCATTTCATGAAATGATTCTGTTGTTTTTTTCTTATCAACTATCTCTGGCATTCCAACAGTATTAGCAGCTCTTTTGGTACATTCAAACCAGTCTTCACCATTCATAAAATATCTACTTTTTGCAACAGTTAATGCATTTTCCGATAGTGTTACCTCTTTCATATTTATCTCCTTAGTAATCTGATGTAATTGTAAGATGGAATGGAGTATTTATTTGTTTTCTTTTTAACCACAACCAACCATCAACATCAGCAATTCCCCATCCAGTCTCTCTTTGTAATTCTTTACAAGCTATGATTGTTGCAGATCTAATAGAGCATTCTTCCTTGGATCCTTTTGGAATTAATATTTCATTTTCAATTAACATATTTAAATATGGAACATACTCAATACATTTAAATTCTTTTAGTATCTTGGGAAGTTGATAATCTGCTGGAACAGGTAATTCATTATTCACTGAATTAAACCAATCATATTGCCTATTCATTTGAAGAAAAAAAAGAGATGCTCTTTTAAGGAATATGTCTGATGCATATCCTGGAAATGTTGTAATCAATTGTTCAAAGAAGGGATAATAATCATCTGTATCTTTATAAAAAATAGTATTAGAAATATCAATACAAAAATCTTCACCATCTGTAATTAACTCTTTTAAATGTTTTTCTCTTTCCTCCAATAAGGGAAATCTATTAATAGAAAGATATTCAATTAATTTATGAATACAAATCTCAAAATTATCACCACGTTGATAATTTTTAAACGCACTCTCTACTAATGAATACATTTTACCGGAAGAAGATTTATATGGTCTAATATTTGATGTACCATACCAATAACAATAGTTTATTGAGCAACCAACAAATTCTTGAAGTACAGCTTGATAGATATGATCTTGTGTGATTTGTTTAATGGGGAATTTTTCGATGCCTTCTCTAAGCATCTTTTTTGCAGTGTATTGAATTCCTTGATTATTGATGGAAACTGGTAGTCCTTCTTTTAGAAACTCTTCAGATATGTTAAATACAGTTTCATAAATTCGCACTAGATTCCTCCTTACAATTCATTTTAGTATTAATTTGTTCTAAATAATACTAAAATTATCTCACTTTTTATTCACTTGGTGCTTCATCCCAACCAGTCAGATTCATAGCTTCTGACTCACCTTCATTTTCTCGTTTCTCATGATCTGGGTCTATCTTCTCAAGTAGAAATTCAAATTCTCCTATGTGTGCTTTCTCTTCATTTGCAACTTCTAATAAAACTTTTTTAATTTCAGGAGCGGAAACTTGCTGTGCCATTTGTTCATATAAACTAGCAGCATCATATTCAGCAACAACAGCTAATCTTAAAATTGCCATATCCTTTCTAGGATTTTTTGACATAGCTGTGATTTCACCTAGTTTAATAAAGAGCTCTTGAAGTAACTTTGGTTCTACTAAAGTTTTATCTTCCATTAAAATTACTTCTTGTCGTTCTTTAATTCTGACTTTATCTGGACGTAAGTCAGTCTTTTTTAAATTATTTATATAATCTTGCTTGTTCATTAATATACTCCCAGCTCTTTTAGGAAATCATCAATTTTAAGTTTTTTCATTTTCAATCTTATAAACTCTGATATAGTTGGAGCGTATGGTTGTTTTCTTAAAAACATTTTTACTTCAGAAGGAGTATGTTTACCTTTTTTATTATTACAAGGTTGACAAGAAGTAACACAATTTTCAAAATTACTTTTACCACCTTTTGAAATTGGAATAAGATGATCTATTGTTAAGGAGGTAGATGTGCCGCAATACATACATTTATATTCATCTCTAACCATAATATTGCGTTTACTAAATGGAACTCTATTCTTGTAAATCAGTCGTATTACTTTAATAAGTTTTATAACCAAAGGAATATTACAAAATATTTCACCTTCTCCATTTCTCACACATATATTTGATTCTTTTAATATTTCAGCTTTTTCTTTGATTAATAAACAGATTGCTCTTTTCCAACTCACTGTGTTCAAGAATGTAAAATCTCCATTGAGCACAATACACCTCTCCATTATCTCACTCCTTTCCCACTGTTCTGGGGGTTTTATCCCAAGGTAAATCTGGAGTTGTTAACTCTCCTATATCCTCCTCAGTATCTTCTACTATTCCTCCTGATGGAATTCGACTTATCATTCCAGTAGCTTCATATATTTTATCAGCAGGTTTACTTTTAAATAAGAAATAACTCTTTTTATCTTTATCACCAGCTCTAGTTGTAGAAATAAGATGGTATAACCCTTGAACTTTATTACCCTTGAAGTCTATTGCTATATGCATTGTAGAGTATTTCAATATAACACATCGACCACTATCCCATTTATTTAATTTGCCAGCTCCATATCCATCATCAATAACACCTGTGAATAAAGCTTCCTTTTTTGTATGATCTGTTGTTCGTATCGCTAAAACTTTCTTACCAGGTTCAGTTGGAATTCCTTTAGGAACTGCAAATGATGCCCACATATTTGACTTTGGCATCTTAAAACGTAAGTCAAAATGTAGACCTGCTCTCTTTGCTTTATGTTCCATTATGACAAATTCCGATTTAGTCATTATAAAGTCCTCAACAACAAATCATTTAAACTATCAAATAAAACTTTTGTATTTTTAAGATCAACTATTTTACCATTATTATTATTCAAGACTAAAATCATTTTATATTTATTCTCATATGATATAGCAATATGATCAGGAGGTAATTTACTTTTTATTATTTTTATATTTAAAAAAATAATATTTTCAAATTGATCGAGTGCACCAAGACCAGATATAACAATATTAGGTTCGTCAATAAAACCAAAATTTTCAACAATCCATCTATAATCTGGATGAAATTTAACTCGTAATATTTTTTCAGCTTTTGCTATTTCATTAGAAGATATTTTTTCAACTTTATTTCTTTTTAATAGTTTTTTCTTAACTGATGTTGATAGTGTTTCATTAAGAATATTTAATGATTCCTCTAAATTATATTCATTGAATCCAGGTTCAGTAGTTGCTTCATAAGTATTTGTAATAGCATCAACAAATCTATCAATACGATATTGATAAAAAGGATTCATTGCTGTCAACTCTTTTATTTTTCTAAGACAACGAATCTTAACTCTATCATCTTCTTGCATCATACACATTCTAATATAGTTTGGTTTTTCATCTCTTTCAATTGGTAGATTAAGTCCTCTATCCTCATTGAGATATTCTAAATAACCATCAACAAAATTCATTGGTTGATCTTCTCTCAACTTTAATTTATACTTCTTTATTTTAGAAACGTGTGCTGTTATTTTAGATTTAACCATACTTTGACATTTATCATCTTTACATTTAGATAATCCTTTAGTCAACTCATTTCTAGCAGCTTCTAATGCTTTAATTTTATATTGATACATACATAAAGTTTTTTCATTATCTGATTGTCCTTTACAAGCTTTAGCTGCTTTACTTAAAAATCTCTTATATATTTGATATGCTGCATATATAATTACAGCAGCAGCAACTCCAATTGCTATTCCTTTACCCATCGAACTTTTAACTGCTTTTTTATTTCTATCTTGAATTGCCTTATCTAAAGTAGTGAAAGGTGGACTTGCATCTTTTTTAAAATCTTTATATACGTTTGATCCTTTTTCTACTGCTTTTTTGAATCTTTTAGCATAACTTTTATAATCAGTTTCATCAAAATATAAATCTATAACATCTTTTTTATCTTCTTTAATAAAGTTTTCATAAACACTTAATTGTTTTAATTCAGATAAGTAAGCTTTATTATCTAATAATTTATACACTATATTATCCCCTCCTAACATTCTGATGTGCTTTAACATCTTTACCAGCTTGTTGTGGAGTTTTTCCTTTTCCTCGCCAGTAAGTCGAACCGGAAACTTCATCTTTCAATCCAGCGCAAAATCCTTCTGGGTTATCAACTTTACCTGTCATTTTTTTAACGCACTTTTCAAAAAACTTTTCTTTCTTTGCTCCACCTTTAACGAGGGATTGTCCAAACTTTTTAATACTACCACTTGTCCATCCTTTCGGTGTGCTGGACCAACCTTCTGCCTCAGCAATTGCTACCTTTGACATTGGTTGGCCACAGCATATAAGGGGACCTTTTCCGTTATTCAAAACGTGCGCTTTACGACCACACACGTGGCAGTGCATCGTATCACCCTTCTTAGGTTCGTATGAGACTGCCTCGTTTAGTTTTTTGATAAATTCTCTAGAAATAACTCTGAAACGTAATCACCAACATATTGATTGATAGTAGATTCTGCAACACTACCTTTCATAGAGTTGATCTTTGCATCAAACCCTTGCACTTTAGACTGCAATTTAGCTTTACATTTTGCATCTTTACATTTGGCCATTCCAGCAGCAACTTTAGCTTTAGCTGCTTGTAGACCCTTGACTTTAAAGCTAGTTACACAGTTTTTCTTATCAGGACCTTTTTTACCTTTACAAGCTTTAGCTGCTTGACTGAAGAACTTTTTATACATAACAACACCAGCGGCAACAGCGGCAACAGCAACTGCAGCACCAGCAACTGCCATTTTTTGTCCTGATGAAGCTCCAGCAACCAGTTCTTGACCTTTAGTTGCTAACTTTTGACCTTTTGAAACTACTTTACTAGCCATTCCAGTAGCTGCAGTTTTAAGACTTGCCAGTTGAGTTTTCGCTGCTGCAAGTTGTTTTAAAAGAGCTTCCTTAGCTGGTCCAGTAGCATCTTTCAGTTTTGATAACAGTTGAGGAATTTTTCCTTGAAGAATTTTTATATGTGGATCAATTCCAGCTGCACCTGCCCCTGTAGCTTCTTGAAGAATAAGTTCCCCTTGTTCTAGAATTTCATCCATCTCTTCTAGTTCCATTTCTAGATAAATCTCTTGTAATACTTCATCAATTTTACTCATTATGACTTTCCTCCATTGCAATGCGTGCCAATCCGTAGGCATCTGCTAAATTATTATTTTTGAACTCAATTCCCCACCTTTTATATATGTGGAGCAACATCATTTCCTTTGCAGCTCTTCCAGTTCCTGCAACCCATTTCTTGAGTGTTGGTGGAGCTATAACTCTATAATCAATATTTCTTTTACGTAAAAAAATACGAACAAAGAAATTCAAAGCACCCATTTGAAGCATTTGATTTCCTACACTTGAATAAGAAGGACCTTCAATACAAACTCTTTTTAGTCCAACTATAGTTGGAATAAATTTAATTTCATTTTCAATTTGAATTATTCTTTCTTCTGTATCAAATTCAGATTTGGTGCTTACAAGTTTTTGTTCTAAAATTATTCCATTGCTATCAAGAACGATTACACCAGTTCCAACATACGATAGATCAAGTCCAACAAATTTAGGATCTGATATACAACTCCTTTCGATTGTACACTCTTCTTCATCTCTAATAACTTGATTTACTTTCGACATTAGCTAATATCCTTTTCTTCTTTCTCTCTAATTCATTACTTTATTGATTGGTAAAATTCATTACTGCACCAGGAGCATCATATGTTTGAGTTGGCATATTATCAGCAGGTGGTGTATATGCTGTTCTAGTTGCGTTCACTGTATTTGATTTACCACTCTCACCGGCAGTATTATATGCTTTTACCCAAATATCATATTGTGTGTCCAATTTGAAAAGATTATCTGATATTTCTTTTTGAGTTGAAGTAATGCCAGGAACGTTCATGCTGAAAATTTCTGGTGGATTATTGGTTTCAGACCATTGTAGTAAATATCCTATTACAGAATTATCTGTATGTTGATCCCATGCAAACGTTGTTGCGAAAACAGGTGAACATAATAACAAAAAGATTACTGATAATATTACAGTTTTTTTCATTTTTCTTTCTCCTTAAATTATCCGTGATCAATTCTAACGTTGGGAATAAACAATCTCTCCAACTTCTCTATTATTTCCCTCCTCAACTCTTTTCCCTCATCAAAGATATCACTCTCTAATGGGATTTCTCCAAAGGGGGTTCTAAGAGTTCCTCCTCCATATCTTTTTCTAATTCTTCCAATCACTAACATAATATCTGCAAGAGCTAGATTTTTAAAATCTTCTTGAATATCATTTGGAACACCTCCTAAATCTTCTGGTTGCATCCTCTCATACTCAACAGTAATCCAACCAAGCGCAGAGGATACAGGAGAGATTCTTAATATATTTGGATGTCTAAATTCAAATGTATAATCAAATGAAGAAAACATTTTAGTGTCCATTGCCATACTTACAGCTAATGCCCACTCTTTTAATTCACCATGTGAAAATACTCCTAAAGGCGGGTGACCAAACATATAGAGTTCACCAGAAGTTGTATAAATATCAACCACATTTAATATTTCTAAACCATCTGGTTCTGTAATATAATATTCATTTGCTTTTCCGGGAACTCTATTAGATTCAACTACGGTATTTAACGAGGTCATTACTTTTTGAGGGATATAATATGAGAACGTTTTTCTAGTATTTTTGTTTATATAATCTATTATTTGATCATCCTCTAGTTCAAGATGCATGAAAGGAAAACCTAGATTAGATTTAACAAAATCTAAAACATCTGATTGATTTAACATTTATTTTTCCTCATATATACCATATTTTTAATTTGTTCTAAAATAAAGTTATGGTTATATATATAAAAAATCTATTGAACTCTCTTCTAAAAAGACTCCATTCTTAATCAAAGCAGTTTTCATAGATTCCAGAGGAGCAATTTCTTTTTCACTCATTTTCTTTTCAATCAGTCTTTTTTTATCTAACATTTCTGTTGTATTTGGATCGTCCAATGCTCTGGAGAGCATTTCAAATGATATGAGTCTAATAGCTTTTGATAAAACCTTTGTATTATTCTCTTGTTCAACAACCTTCTTCAATGTTTTATTAACTACATTAGCAGGAGTTGTTGTAAATAGATCTTTATTGTTTTGAAGTTTTTTATATATATCTCCCATACTTCCTGTTAAAGCGATTAGTTGATCAAAGATTTTAAGGCAACCTACTGGTCCAACTCCATTAATTCCATCAATATCATCTCCTGGATCTCCTATTACTGCCATAGCTAATGGAGCATAAATATCAGGAATATCATTTTCTTTTTTAAATATAAGATTCATAATAGTTCCTGCTTTTATAATCTTTCTATATTTTGCAGTCTTGGAATAAATATAAGAATGATCAGCAGCACATTGCCATAAGTCGTGGTCATTAGAGTATGTTATATTAGCAACTGAACCATCAACAGGAACATGACCACGACTCAAAAGATAATAAGGAATAAAGTCAGCTTCTAATTCTGGTAAACGAATAACTTTTATAGAAGGCATCTTATTAAGCGCATTTTCAATTAATCGAAAGTTTGCCATTAAAACATTAAAAAATAATTCTCTATCAACTCTATCGAGACCATATAAGTCATCTATCTTTCTAGATATTTTATATTTTTTTGATATGTTTTTATGATAAGATGACTTTCCAGATTCAAAAAAAATAATAAACTCAACATCAATTCCTCGCTTCATTGCATACATTTTATGAAATGCTAGAAATGAAATGACAGATGAAAAAACTGACGTATCAAGATGTCTTGTATTTTTTGAATTCTCAACTATATTAACAATCGCATGTTCCATATAAGTAGTTTGTAATGTATTTTTTAAATCAATAAAAATATTTAGTTTTTTATAACTATTATATGAAACTATTTGATCTAAAATATTATACGTTGGATAGTAGCTTAAGAGACTTGATGGATGCATTATTCTTCATCTTCCTGTGAAATGATTGAAGACCTTGAAAATATTTTTACCTCAATTTCTCCAACATTTGTTTCAAGTTTATTTACTGTAATAGGTCTTTCAGCATCTTTATACATTTTAAAAGAAACCCTTGTATCATGCTCCATTTTAAATAGCATCGTTACTAAATTAACAGAACAAGGTTCAAGTATAATATTAGTTGGTATGTCTCTCATAAAAGTTGCATATTGATCTTTCGATTGAGTTTGAGTTTGAATTGTTGCTCTATCCTCATTAAATATAACTTGTATAGCAGTTGAATTGAAGTTGTCTGTGATGATTCTAATTCTATCAGTTATCAAATTAGTTAATACAGTTTCTAAAAGAAGTTCATCTTCATTAACAATCAAAACACCATCAAGTTCTGCTTGTGACATAAAACTATTATCAATAAATTGCATTGCAGGAAACATGAATTTAATTGATGAATATTCATCTGATACTATAAAATAAGATTCAGACTCTTCTTGTTCTCTATGAATATCAATTTTAACACTTTCTTGTCCTACAAATGATTTTAATAAATCTAATTTCTTTTTAATATCAGATATGGGCATGGTAACATCTGTTAAAATATTCTGCATATCAAACTCAAAGATACAAGAACGATCATTACTTCTTTGACGAATTATTCCCTCACGAATATCAATGTCATTACATATCTCTTTTAAATTATTCAAACATCTAATAAAGTTTCCATATTCTTCTTGATTAAGATCTAACGCTCTATCTGTCATTTTTCATTCCTTTCTTGTTTAGTTTTACGTCCGACATTTTTCCCCAAGTTTTTGTTGCTGGATCATGTTGACTCCACATCCTTTTTGCTCTTCTATGCAATTTTCTTGGTTGCATTTTAGTCTGATCTTTTCCATAGATACTGTTCATAGAAAGAATCAAACCTGGATCTGCAGCAATAAAAAGTTTTGCAATCCACCTACTTCGCCTTCCATTCATTTAAACACCTCCTTCCAAAACCTTAACCATCGTTACATATACAAATTTATCTTCTTTTATTTCTTCAGATTTCATACTGTCAATAGTTATAAAAGATTTTTCTGTTGCTTCAACTACTTCCATAACTCTTTCTGCCACATTTTTTGAACCCACTATTTCTTCTCGACTATTGATTGGAATTGAAAACATAATCATAACTGCATCTTGTTTTTCATAAAAATGCTTGAACATACAAAAATTATTTCCCATCAATTTAAATAAATTATCATTAGAAGCTGCTTTACAAAAAAGTGAGTAATAATCAATCATATCAATTGGTCCGTTATACTCTTGATCTGATTCTATTGTGGTTTCAAAGACTTCCTGTAATTTCTCTTGAATATAGCTCATTGTTATTTATCTCCTTTAGATGATATTCTCTTCTGGTATAACAGGTGTTTCATTAAAATCTTTACCATATTTATTATAATAAACTTTAAGTGAATTAAATAAATGTGGATTATATTTTTTCAGATTCTTATATTGCTTTTCATCAATATTATTATCTGACAATATTACTACATCAGGTCTAAAAATCTGTTCATTAAACACTATACTTTTTATCAAAGAGAGATATCTTGAAGAATGAACTGAAGCATATAAAGCAACATCATGTTTAATGTTTAGAAAATCAAATATGTGTTCTGTATAAATATCAAATATTCCTTCAGCAAGAACTATTTGATTAGAGTCTTTTTTATTTCCTAATAATTTATAGTAGTCTAAAAAATTTGTTAGTTGTATATGTAATTTATAATGCGCCATAGATTGAGAGTGATCAATATTTCTAAAGATTACCATTGAATGTTTTTCTGTAACAAACCCAACAAAATTGCTATGTAGATAGTTTCTCAATCGTCCAAGAGTTTCATCAATTGGAATGTTATTGATATTCAAAAATTCGTGAACATCAAAAATTAAACCTTTAATATATTTAGTTGAAATATTTGCAAATTTTAATCTCTTTTGAATATAAAGATGTTTATTTGGAAAAGAATCTAAATTGATTTCTGGTATTGTCAGCTTCTTTATTTGTTCATCATTTCTAAATTCTTTTCTTGATTTAGCTGCTAACTGTAATGAATTTTTATTTACAAATTTATCTGTTATATCATGTCCTTCTATTTTACTTACAAATTTTCCAATAAAACCATGCTTATTACAAACTGGACCAAAGCAATTGAATATTGGAATATCCAATCCTATATATAAATGATAATGATCTTTATCTTTTTGATATTCACACCAAGGACATGGAACTATAATATTCTTGGCAGTTATTTTTATATGATCTCCTAATCTATCTTTTAAATAATCTATAAAATTATCTTGATAGATTCCAATCATTTTTTCATCCTTGCTAATTTGTAGTCTCTTAATGTTTTGATAATATCAAACACCATTGCCATGAAATGCATCTGTGGTGATAAACACGATTGATGATCCAGCGAATATCTATTGATCATTATCTTTGCAGGCATTGGTATCTTATCCATAAAAAAGAGCTCATTATAAACTCTATAATATTCCAAATCAGTTTTGGATAATATATCACTTAAACTTTTAATTTCTCTTCCAATTCTTGTAATTTTCTCTTGTTCAATTAAACTAATTATTTCAATGATATGTGAGATTGCAACTTTCTCTGCTGTTATAACATCTTTTTCTGATACTTTCAACGAACCTTCTAATGAACATTGTGCTGCTGTTGTAACAATTTTTCTTACATCTGGATAGAGACTATTGATAATCAAGTATATTGATTCGTCATCAAATTTAATATTCTCCAGTGTCAATATATTTTTACAATAATCAAAAATAAATTCTTTTGAAATCTGTTTGAATTTATAAATTGTAAATCTACTTTGAACTGGATCAGGAATCTTATAGATGTAGTTACAAGTCCAAATAAATCTTCCATAAGCTGCTTGATATTTTTCTATGATTCCTCTGAATGAATCAAAAGCTTCTGGAGTTAATTTATCTGCTTCATCAATAAATACAATTTTATATTTGTCTCTTGAAGGTGGATGTTTCAGGAATGGTTCTATAACAGAATCTACGAAGTGAATACTTCTTGTGGATTTAGCTGAACCATTTGCCATTAATAGATTATCTTTTCTATTTTGTAATACACCTTCTTTTGAACATATGATTCTAGCTAATGTGGTTTTTCCTCCTCCTGGAGGTCCTGAAAATAAAAGACTTGAAATTTTCTGTTTACCCAACATTATTTCAAAGTCTCTTCTATACTGTTCAGGAAGAACTAGATCATTCAATCTTCTTGGTCTGTATTTTTCTACCCATACAGAATCTAAAAATTCATCCATTCACAAACTCCTTTCTAACATTCGTGACATTTCTGTGTTTTCAAAATATGACAATAAAGTCGTTTCCTAGTAATCTCCTTTAATAGTTTGGATTGTTCCATTTCACATGCTACTTGTTTAGCATGATCACCAACTATATATTTTTCAGTTACTTTATCAAATATATAGGATTCTGAAATATAAACTAAACTTACTTCATCAATTTCATTAATAACCATTATTCTTTGTGCTACTTTCTCTGGTTCTAAAGTACATTCAAACGATAATGTTAAAGACTTTTCAAGTTCATTGACAAATATCATTACCGATTCTGCCATAATACAAAATTCTCGATTATATGAAGTTTCTGTTATTTCGTATATTTCATATCCATACTCATTTAATTTGTGTTTAATTAATCCGCAAATTTCGCTCATTGACAAGACCTCCAATAAAAATATGTATTTATTATTTTGTTCCTTTTATTTAAATTAATATCTCAATTTATAAGTTCATGTTCATACATAGTACAGGGAGGATAAATATACCATTCAGCGTCAGGTCGAGAAAATCTTGCGCAAAAAAAATTACCTTTTGACCAAATTATTTTTATACAGAATACACATCCATTACATTCCTTAACACAATAATTTTCTGTGTTGGTTTGTAATGGATGTGCGCTCATTATTGACGACCTCTTTTTTTCTTACCTTTTTGTTGACCAGTTCTTACTTTTTCTTTTGGTGCATCATATTCTTTTTGTAAAAACTTATCTGCCATTGGACAATCTCCAAGTCGCCATTTGGAATATGGACTCATATAACAACTACACAAAGGTCCTGGATCACATACTTCATCCATTAACATCGCCCTTGAGCAGTGTTGAAATAAATCAGTTTCCTTAATTTTTCTATAACATTTACTAATAAGAACAGATTGATTTTCAATCAAGTAAGTCATCATCTTTTGAAGCTCTTGTTTATAAGTATTTGTTCCCATTTACAGTTCACCTCTTTCTTTTTTAAAAGTAAAAATCAGTTACAATAAGTAACTTTGACTTTGCTCGAGTTATTCCTGTGTATAACCAACGAGCATACGCTTCATCATCCTGGTAGGAATTTCTTTGATCAAATAATACAATTTTTTCCCATTCACTTCCTTGTGATTTGTGAACTGAAATACAATATGCATAATCAAAATAGTTTATACCATAGAGATTATGTTTAAGTGAATATTTATATAACATTGATCTTCTTTCTTTATCATCATATATTGTATATTTGACCTGATCAAAAGTTGTTCCATCAGTGAATGCTTCAGTATAATTCTCTTGTCCATCCACTTGTAATGATAACCTGTAAGTGTTTTTATATTTTTCAGGCATCAAAAAATAAACGGTTCCTGTTTGACCATTCATAATTCCAAGATCCTTATTATTTTGAAGACACACTACTCTTTCACCAGGATAAGGTTCAACCCTCTTATATTCTAGTTTCTTTCTTACCAATCTGTTAATATAATTTCTTGATATGTTATAGTTACATATTGCCATTACTTCACTATCAAATTTTAATCCATTCCAAATTTTTTGACATTGAGAACTATTCCATTGTAGTTTCAATACAGGAGGATCACTTTGAAATACTGTGTTGTTAGGAATTGGTAATCTCCTTCTCGCCTTAATTGAAAGATCAATTATTGCTGAACCCTTTAACTGTCTTTGTATATCAGTTAAAACTTGATCTGGTCTTTTCATAAGATTGAATGAATCATCTGCAACTGGTCCCAACTGTCCATGATCTCCAACAGCAATTATTGGAATATCATATGATATTAAATCATCCCAAATATCTTTTGAAACCATTGACGCCTCATCAACTATTATCAGATCATAATACATCTCATATTTCTCTTTCAAAACCCAAGTTACATTGATATAGATTTTTAGCTTTTTATCATATCTAACTTTTGGTTTATAGATGAGACTATGTATAGTTCCAATATAATCATTAGGACCAAGGAGGTTGGGTTCATTTAATTTCGATGCTAAAACTGAAGATGCTTTTCCTGTGAAAGTGCAAAATGCAATTTTCAGTCTAAAAAAATATTTTTTGATATCTCTTCTTAACTCTTTAATAAGGTGGGTTTTACCTGTTCCAGCAAACCCACCCAGAGTAGTCACAAAGGAGTTAGCAGTCAAGATCGAACTCGCTGTGGTACTAACTCCACTATGTCTAATAGTATCTAATATATTCTGTCTTGCATCGTCTTGTTGTTTTCCCATATATCTCCTTTGTTGATTGTTAACGTGTTTGTTCTAAAAATTAATTATAGAAACTATCTCATTTATTATTAATATATATAGTTTTGGATGCTATAACCTATTAATAAGAACAAAATACAAAGAATATATTCAGGAGGAATTTTATGAACGAAGACGAAAAATTGAAACAATTTAATGCTGAACATGATCAGACGTATACCACACCGCCATTGGATTTGAAGAACCAAGGAACTCAAGGACAAGCGCCAGCAGGAATGACTCCAGAGCAACAAACGATATTAAGAGATTTAGAAATTAAAGCAAAAGAGGTGAATCCTGATATTACTGTCAATACACCACCTGCACCTTCACATACCTCACCCCCTACAACGACCACCCAGGTGGCAATGGGAGGTGTATGTGATGAATGTGGGATGATTCATCCACCTATTCGTGCAGGAGAAACATGTCCAAGTGCCAAGTTAAATCTTCCAAGTATATCAGATGAAGATATTGGGTATTTTTTATCAAGTATAAAGAACATAATAATAAGTCAAACAGAGAAGAATAATGTGAAAGATTTGAAAAAGTTATTTCAACAATCCGTTGTTGTACTGGCGAAATTTTTAGAAGAATACAAGGAGGAAGAAGAGAATGCCACAAACCCTACCGAAGCAAAACAGGAGGCATCCAGCAATCACCAAAACCCATGATAGAGAAATTAGTTTATCTTCCAACACTCTTTTAGTAACTGATATATTTAAAGTAGGGGATGGAAGTGCATTTGGATTTGTTGGAATAAAAGATATAAGTGAAATTTATGATTTTTCTAATAAAGTTTTCTTTAAAGAATCTGATGTAAAAATTACTACAGATTTTAAACTGATCAATAAACCAGATTCAATTCTTGGTTATGTGGAGGTTGATAAAGTTAGTATTAACTTAAGTAAAATAAATCTTAAAAAACCTAAAAAGGTTATTTCTTTAGCTGAGAAAAAAAGAAGAGATTTTCATAATAGTTTAACACCAGATGAGAAAGAAATGATACATATGTTTTATAAGATGAGAGTTGTTGGAATGGAAAGAAAGCAAGGAACAACAGTTTTAGAAACATGTCTATTAGATAAAGTTGAATATATGAAATCTAAATTTGGAGTTAAATTTAATGCTAAAAATTATATTAAAGGAATTGCAAAAAAATATAATTTCAAATATGAAAAGTTGAATAGTGGTTATTTAAAGA